ATGTCGTTAGAAGAAAAGTTTATTGAGTTATATGAGTATATTCAAGGCAGGGTCTTGAATAACCCAAGTTTTCGTCTGAAAATCAATAAGAGACAAGAACCAACTCTTTCGTCTTTTCTGGATAAGATAGAAAGTTCTAGTATTGATTTATGGGAATATTTGTTGTTTCAATTCAGTTTTAAAGTGATTACAGGAACAAGGTTTCCTGTTATACCATTAAATCATATAATAGGTAAGAACGCTTTGAAACGATGGGATGAACGAACTATAGAACAACAATACATGACTTCAAAGTTTGTTCAATCTTATAAATTGAGATCACCTATTAAAGACGAGTCGATAAAAATAAGCGAAAGATATTTTGACGAACAACGACGAAAAGATTTTTCTTCTCCTAGAGGTTACATAAGATGTTTGTCGTTTGGTGGTCTTTTTAATGAGATGAAATGTAAGAGTTGCAGATATTTTTATGTATGTGAAACAGAATGATTATGGAAAAGAAAAGGTATAAAACTGAAGAAGAAATGATTTTGTGGAACGAAATTTCAAAATCATTGAACTATAACAAAGATCGGATAGACAACATTCTATTTGATGAAGAAGTGTATCAAGGTATATTATCAGCAATGAGAGAATATCATAAATATGTGGAGAAAGAAGGTTAAAGAAGAAGTTCGTCCATGTGTAAAATGTGGTGCAAATCATTTGATTTATAATAGGATTAAGTGGTTGTGTAAAGATTGTGATAAAGAAGTAACACGAGAGCGAAGGGGAGATCTTCAATCTTTATTTCAAGAAATATGGAATGAGAGACCTCATAAATGTACCAAATGCGGAAAAGACCTTGGAAACGATCCAAAGCCTATTTTCTTCTCACATATAAAGTCTCGTGGAGCTCATCCTGAATTGAAGATGGATAAAAACAATATTAGACTTCTTTGTTCAGCTTGTCACAAGTTCGAAGATTTTAACGAAAGGGAGTGATTATGTTACATAGATTGGTTTTGATAAAAGCTCTTGATTTATGTCTTAAAATCATTGAAGATAATCCTTCAACAGGTCTTATATCTTCTAAATTAAAGACATTGATTGAAGTAGAAGACGAAGAAAGTTTTAAAGAATTTCAACGAGAATGTTGGAAGCGACTTCTTTTAAAAAGAAATCTTGAACAATCAAAGAGTAAATTCATCACACTTGGAAGTGGTGATAGGGTGATTACCCTTCCTAAATATTATGTGTTGACTTATAACAAAGATTGGGATAGTAATGGAGCTGCAATCCTTAATATTAATGAGATGCCAGAAGAGGTCAACCTCAAAGACAACCCTATTAAAAATTTAAGGATCATCTATGATGACGTAGATGCAAGAGATAGAGATTTCGATAAGATTCAGACGATAATGAAAGTATGAAGTATTTATTAAAAAATGCCAATTTAACAGGCATAACAAAATTTTTAAATGATAATTTCTCAAAGAAAGATTCAAACGAAAGATTCAATCCTAGAGATGTATTAGGTTACATCAATCGAGGTAAGTTACCAGAATATTTAGGTGGTAACAAAATTGTTGAAGTAGAACAGCAAAATTGTAGTGTAAAACTTTATAATATCCAAAATAATGAAGACAAGTAGTAAATATATCATTTTTTTTGATTTTGAAACTGGAGGTCTCCCCAATAAAAATGCTAGAGCTTTTTACGAAGTTCCATTGGTTGAAACAGCTATGGTAGTTGTTGATATGGAAAAGTTAGAAATTTGCGAAGAATGTTCTATGATTTTTGAATCAGATTACAAAGAAGATCTTCTTCCTGTATCAGCAGAAGCATTAGCTGTACACGGTATTACTAAAGAAATTCAAGAATCAAAAGGAGTTCCTTTGAAAGAAATTTACAAAAAATGGTTGGATCTTTTCAAAAAATATAAGAATCCTCGACAAATGTGTACAATTGCAGGGCACAATGCTGTTGGATTTGATACTCCTTTTTTGAAAAATTTCTTTGAATATATGGGAGATAGCATTGATAATTATGTTAAATATTATCTTGATACAATGCAAATTGCTCACATGGCAGCATTAGAGCAACAAGATTATAAGTTACATACTTGTTGTGAATTGTTTAATATTGATCTTGTTAACGCTCACAGAGCTTTAGACGATACAAAAGCAAATGCTTTGTTAGGGATCGAATATATAAAATTATTGAGAGGGATAAATGTTTCTTCATCTATTACAAGTAGTACCTCACAAGAAACAGGATTCACTAGATTTAGAGAAAAGTTTCAACTATGATAGTTAAACAGCAAGATTGGACTGAACAAGATAAACCAGCTAGTAAATTTACACTCTTGCAGAATAGGAGGTTATATTCTGCGGCAAACGATATAATTGAAAGATTGCCTGCACATTCGATCAATCAATTGTTAGAAGGTTATTCTGAAGACATAGATAAACTTCTAACAGAGATTGTTAATCAAACTGATATGGCAATGAATTTCGGTAGATCGTTAGATACTGAAAATCTTTCGTACATTGACAATCTAGCTGCAGCTATGGATGAGAGATTGAGAATATTGTCATTCAATTATTTTTGTGCGACTGTCTTATCTAATTTTATGATGGGATGGAGGAATTTAGAATGGGGGAATTTAACTCAATTATTTCCTTGGTCTAGTTATCTTTGTAGTCGTGGTTCGGGAAAAAGTTATGAATGGTGTTATGCATTCCCATTGTGGAGATTATATAGTTATACAAAGCCATTGTTTTATGCTGGAGATACGATCGATAATAAGAATAGAAAAGAGACAGCTCTCATTACTAATACAATGACTCTTGCTAAGATCCACGTAGGTAAAATCATTGAAGAGATCGAAACAAATCCTATTTTAAGCAATAAATTAAATTCTAATAAGAAAGCGAAATTAGGAGAAACAATGATTGAAACGGAGACTGGATCGATCCTTCACGTTCGTGGTAAAGATGGATTTATTCGTGGTCTTCACGTTGGATCAGCTCTTATCGACGATGTACCTGATGAAAGCTCTATTTATAGTGATGAACAAAGAGAAAAATTGAAAGAAACTTTTCGAGGAACTATTACTCCTATTGTTGAACCCTATGGATATTTGATTGTATCAGGTACACCATATTCAACTGCTCCTAATGAACTTTATAATATTATTAAAGCTGATAAACGTTTTGCAGTCTTTGAGTATCCGATAATATTTCCAGATGGACGTCCTCTTGCTCCAGATAGATATACTTTTGATGATATTATTCAGAAAAAAGATGAGTTAGGTACAATGGTATTCAGTCGTGAATACTTAGTAGTTCCTATTGCAGATAGTAGTACCATTTTCCCTTATGAGTTTTTAATGAGATCGACAGTTGGGATGGAAAATATTTCTTTTGCAGATACCATCGATTACTTTCCATTTAAATTACAAAGGGTTGTTGTTGGTTGTGATTTTGCAGTTTCTGGTAATATCGGTGCAGACTATACAGTTTACACAGTATGGGGGATCGATTTTATGGATAATTATTATTTGATAGCGATCCATAGACAGAAAGGAATGAGTCACAATGAGCAAGTTGATAAAATTGTATTATTTAACACTTTATTCAAACCCAATAAAATTGTATGTGAAGCTAATGGTTTTCAAAGTATTTTAAGTGGACTAGCAAGAGAAAGAGGTTTGAAAAACATTGAGACTTTTACGACAACAGAAGGTAATAAGAAGGATCTTCACACCGGTTTACCAAGTCTTTCGGCAATGTTTGAAAGAGGTCAAATAAAAATACCATATGCAGTAGGACCAACAAGAGAAATGGTGAAAATAATTTTTGGCGAATTTTCTTCTATCACTTTTAGAAGCGATAGAGGTAAATTAGAAGCTGTTGGTGCTCATGATGATATTTGTATGAGTTCATTTATAGCGATTAATAGTCTTCGTGAAGATAGTCATATAACGGTTCAAATAAACACGATATGAGAAAGTTGAATGAAAATTTTATGGCAGAGCTATTCAAATTGATGTTCATTGATGGAAATATCATGAGAATGGTTTCAGGTCATATGACTTACCAATTGATCCCTAAAGAGTGGGTTGGTTATAAGTTTCTATTGAAAGAAGCAGTAGAACAATTCATTGGAAAGGAGATAACACCTTCTTTAGGAGTTATTGCTCAGAAATACGCTGACAATGATTCTGTTCAAGAATCAATCAAAGAGATTAAGAAAGCTCGTTTAGTTGACAAAGAATTAATCATTGATCAACTAGAATCTTTTATTCGTGAGACTGAATTTGAACTTCTTAGTAAAAAGGTTCATGATTTATACGAAGAAGGTAAAAGAGATGAAGCGATTAAAGTCAATGCAGAAGAAAGTAAAAGAATATTAGAAATATCACTTCGAAAGACTGGTGGGAAATTTATTCGAGTATTTGAAGGATTTCAAGAAAGGATGAAAAAGAGATATGATGAAAATAAGCTCGCTAAAGTCCAAAATAAAGTTTCTTTGGGAATTGATCGTCTTGATGATATTAGTTATGGTGGCGCAGATCCAGGAGATACGGTATTGTGGATTATGAGATCTGGTGTTGGAAAATCAACCGTATTAAAATGGCATGGATACGCAGCAGCACTTGAAAGCATTTCAGTGCTACACATACAATTAGAAGGTGGTGTTGATGCTTGTACAGACAAATACGATCAAATGTGGACAAATCAAAGTTACATAGATATCAAAAAAGGTCTTTTAAAACAAGAAGATGAAAAACAGATCATGAAAACTTTAAGAGACATGAAATCTTTTGGTCAAGATATTGACATCTATGGATTTGAGAAATTCGGTCAAGCATCAATGGTTGATATTCGAAATCTATGCATTGAATATCAAAAAGTATATGGTCATTTTCCACAACTATTGATCGTCGATTCGTTAGACCTTCTAATGACTGGTGTAAACAAGAAGATAGATAATGATCCAGAATTTACTAAGTTTAGATTACAAAAATGTTCACAATTATTTAAAGATATTTGTGTCGAATTTAAAATGGTTGGTATAACAGCTACACAAACAGGTGATGTACCTATGGATGTTTGGAATAATGAAATGAAACATATAGATCGTTCTAATACTGAAGGTGATAGAACTCTTGTGAAGCCTTATTCATTTGTATTTACTGGAAATATTACAATACAAGAGAAGAAAGATGAGAAATGTAGAATCTTTGTTGATAAACTTCGTGATTACAAGAGTAGTCAAGAAATCTTTTCTATCGCTACTGATTATGGTCGTGGTAGGTTCTATAATCGTAAGCGTACTATGGCTTTATACAACGATAGTTCCGAAGTTATATCAACGACTGCCGACAAACCTGAGAGAAAGGATAAATTACGTAAGGGTAAGAAGAAAGAAACTCAAGAAGTTACTGTGATATGATTAGGATCGATAGGAATGAGATTATCTCTGAATTAAATCTAACTCCATTTGGAGCTAGAGGGTTTTTTCAGGACAAGAATAATGCATGTCCTTTTTGTAAAGGTGAAAAGAAGTGGGGAATCGTATTTAGCGATAACAACACTTCTTTTATATTCCATTGTTTTAAATGTGGTAAAAAGTCAAGTGCTTTTGAATTTTTAAAACAGATTGATAGATTAGATTTAATAAGAAATCACTATGAAAATAGTATTAAATCTTCCCTAGTCGAATTGGTTCCTGAAAAGGAAGATGAAAAAGAGGATGATATAGTGTTTAAAGCTGTTTCATTACCATTTAAGTTACAAAGATTAGTAGATGATGAATATCTAAATTCTAGAGGTTTTAAACAGTTTCATTATGATGAATTTGAACCATCATTTACCGAATCCCCTTTAGAAAGAGAATTAAAGAATTATATCATTTTCAAGATGAAGATGAATGGTAAGACAATCGCTTGGTTAGCTCGTAGTCGTCATTCTAAAGAATGGCATGAGATGAATTTGAAAAAAGCGAAAGAAAAGGGGATAAAACCAAAATTAAGATATGAGAATAGTAAGACTGATTTTACCAAGATATTAGGAGGTTACGATGATATTTCAGAGAAAACACAAGTTGTTATAATAGTAGAAGGTCTCTTTGATTATATTGGTCTTGATTCTAAGTTGAATCTTAGAGAAGACGAAAGCATCAGGTGTGTATTTACATTTGGCAACAGTATAAGTAAGGAGCAAATTTCTTTTTTACAAAAGAAGAAGATTGAGCGAGTCATATTGATGTACGATCCAGATAAACCTGATCAGATAAAAAGCTCTGCATTAAATTTACAGAAATCTTTTGAGACAAAGATAGCATTGTTGAAAGATACTAGCAAAGACCCAGGAAATGCAACTTGTGAAGAATTGTTAGATGCTCTTGATAATTTGATCGATCCTATTAATTTTAGAGTATTGAAAAAATTTTTGTAGGATCTGTTGCTCCATTGAAATAAAGGTCGGACCTTTAGGTCATAATTAAAAGAGCTAATAAAATGAAGACAAGAGAAGATAAAAGAACAGCAATATTCGAAAAGATGAATGAAGTTTCTTCTTTAAAAGATATAAGGAATGAATTGGATGAGAAATTATTTGATGAAGAAGGTCATTATAATTACGAAGTGTTGGAGCAATTCTTAGAGATGAATAAGAAGATTAATTACGCTAAAGCAGCGGTAATAAGAATGATAAAGAGATTGATGAATGATATTTATGGAAATTGGACTTGGAGCGAAAAGGTTGATTATTTAGAAGCTGTTAAGGAATTTAGAAAATTTGCAAATTGAAAGTGTAAAAATTTGGAGTTGTAGTTTTATTTTGTAGATTTACAACTCCAAATTTGTTATTATGAAAAGTAGAGATTTAAGCATAACAGAATTTTTACAAGTCCTTCAATTAGAGTATTTTTCGTTTAAAACACGAGAATTAATTTATGAGCGTCCTGAGTTCATTAAAATGAATCGAGATATCGCTGAAAAGAAAAAAGAAAAGATCATAAACTTGGCAAAAAAGTTTCATATGATCTCAATCTTTGATTCGAAAAAAGCCTTCCATCAATTTTTTGTACAATGTTTTTCTCAAGAATATGGGATGCCGAACTTCCAATACGGAACAAATCAAGAAAAAAATATTTCAATATCTTATTGGGATAAATTTTATCTATTTCATGCTGGGAATATGGTCTCTTATAAGAAAGAGGTTTACAAAGTAAAGACAAATATACCAGATGAGGATTCAATCATTTTAAACGTTAAAGGGGAAGACATAACACTACCATATGTGTACGTAACTAACTTAAAACTAGTGGCCATCTTCGCTAGAGAAATGGTAGATAAGTAGTATCTTTAGATATATTTAAAAAGAGATACTTTATGATTGTTACAAAAATTTTCACAGGTGAGATGTCTCACATAGTTCGAAATTGTACATCTATTAGATGTAGTCATTCGATACACGGACATAGTTTCAAACTCGAAGTGTCAATTACAGCCGATAAATTGGATAATGGTGGTATGTTGATGGATTTCGGTCTGATGAAAGGTAGTATTAAACAATTCATTGATTCTTTTGATCATTGTCACGTCCTTTGGAATAAGGATAAAAAAGATTATCGTGATTTTATTAAAAGTGAAAACGCTCGTTGGATTGAGTTAGGAGTCAATCCTAGTGCAGAATGTTTATCTATGTTTTTTTTCTATTGGATTCAAGAGATTATAGATCACACGGAATTTAAAAATGGAGAATCGAGAATTAAAGTTTATTCTGTTAAGTATCACGAGACGACTACAGGATCTGCTACTTGTTTTGAAGAAGATTTAGTTAACAATTCTGAGGTTACAAATCTTTTGAATTTTTCTGTTTCAAAAGGTGTTTGGTCTGATTGGGATAACGATCTTTATTCATTCGTGTTTAATAATAAATATGAGTCAGATTCTTTTTTCTTTAAAAACCCTTCTGTAAAACTTCAAGTTAAAAATGGACAAAAATCTTAAAACAAAAGTTTGTTCAACTTGTAAAAGAAATCTTCCATTGGAAATGTTTCGAAAAAGAAGTTGTGCTCCAGATGGATTAATGTATCAATGTAAAGATTGTAAGAATAAAATTGATAAATTTTATAGACAATCTGATAAAGGTAGACAAGCAGCCAAAAAAGATAGAATAAGAAGAAGAGTATTGGGTATTGAAAATACGTACGAAAAACAAAGGAGAAGAAATGATGTTGATTTTAGACTTCGTTCGAGACTAAGAACTCGATTGAGACTTTCATTGAAGAAGACGATTAAATCAAAATTTTATCACACTCTCGATCTTCTCGGTTGCTCTCTTGAGGATCTCAAGAAACACCTTGAGAATCAGTTTGTTGAAGGAATGAGTTGGGACAATTACGGTGAATGGCACATTGATCACATTGTTCCTTGTGCTTCTTTTGATCTTTCAGATCCTAATCAACAACGTATCTGTTTTAATTTCAGAAATTTACAACCTTTATGGGCTAAAGATAATCAAAGGAAACAAGATAAACTTCCTGAAAATTATTTAGAAATTATTAATAACATTAAAAGAGAATTAGCACTATGTTAGATCTTGAAAAAATTCAGATTATTGATCTTTTCCCTTCTATCCAAGGAGAAGGATTTTTAATGGGTAAAAGACATATTTTTATAAGGGTCTCGGGTTGTAATTTGAAATGTAAATTCAAGAATTCTATCTGTGATACGGCTTATAGTTCGTATAAACCAGAAAAGGGGAAATTTACATTAGATCAAGTTACGGACTTAGTTCAGAGCGACTCTGCTACACATATATGTTTGACAGGAGGAGAAGTATGCTTGTATCCTGATATGATAACTTGGGTCAAACAAGCATTTCCACATCATCATTTAACTATTGAGACAAATGGGACTATTTTTCCAGGTAACCAAATAGCGCAACAAGTAGATCTTGTTTCGATCTCTCCTAAAATGTTATCTTCTATTGATCCTCAAGATCAATTGAAAGAAAGAAGGTCTATTTGGATAAATAGAAGTCACGAAACTATTGCGAGTTGGATCTTATATGGAAAACAAACTCAATTGAAGTATGTGGTGGCAGATGAGGAAGACGTAAAAGAAGCGATAAAACATATTGAATTGATCGAAAAAGAATTGAAGATAAGGATTAATCGTGATGAAGTCTATTTGATGCCGGCAGGTGCTTCATTTGATGAACTATGTAAAACGAGACCTATTGTAGGAGAATTAGCCATGCAATATGGCTTTTCGTTGACAGATAGAATACAGTTTAATTTTTTTGGTAATAAAAGAGAAGCGTAAAAATATGAAAGCAGGAGAAAATAAAGTTTTAAATGAGAGTCAAAGAAAACAAATGTTAGAAAATGCCGAATTTGCTTTTGGTAATTTTTTGAGAGCTTTGGGTTACGATTGGGAAAATGATCCTAATATGAAGAAGACTCCTTATCGTGTGGCAAAGATGTATGTAAACGAAGTGACATCAGGTGCTTATTCAGAACCACCAAAGGTTACTGTATTTCCTAATAATTTACAATACGATGGTATTGTGTTTGAAGGTAATATCAAAGTTCACAGTCTTTGTTCTCATCACTTTGAACCGTTCATTGGCAAAGCATATATTGCGTATATACCCAAAAAGAACGGTAATATTGTAGGTCTGTCAAAGTTGAATCGTATCGTACACTGGTTCGCTAAGAGACCACAACTTCAAGAGAATCTATGTAAGCAGATCCACGACTATCTTGAAGATACTTTAGGAGGGACTCAAGGTGTTGCGGTTTATATTGAAGCAGAACATATGTGTGTTAAGTTACGTGGAGCAGAAGATGATTCTACGACATGCACAGCATTTATGTCTGGTTATTTCAAAACCAATGAGATTGGTTCTCGAGATGAATTTTACAAGATGGTTCAAAACGCAAAGTTTAATTTAAAATAAGTTATGGAATACAAAGAGTACGAAGAGAAATGCAACGATACAAAATTGTACAGTGATGAGGTTGCTATTGGTTATGTTACCCTAGGTCTATGTGGTGAACTTGGTGAGTTATACGAAAAGATCTCTCAAGAAGAGTTAGGTGAACTTGGTCGTAAAGAGATTGGAGATATGTTGTGGTATCTTGCAATGATGAGAAGAGAACTTGATCTCTCTACTATAGAGAAATGGCCAGTAGCAGAAGAAGGATTGAAAATAGATCCATTTGCATTAGTAGTAGAATCAGGTAAGATCGCAGAACAAGTAAAGAAATTCATGCGTGACGATTGGGTTTCAGGTCAAAAGAATGTTTTCCCTGAAAAGAGAAAAGAGATTGTTGAAAAATCGTGGACAAGTATCGTTAAGATGTTATTTAGCCTTGCAAAAGATGAGGATGCTTTTAATTCTTCTATTGAAGAAATAGCTAACGAGAATATTGAGAAGTTAGCTTCTCGTAAACAAAGAAATGTTATCCATGGTTCTGGAGACAATAGATAAAGTAACTCTTCTAGGGTCTTGTTGTGTAGGGAAAACAAGTGTGTTTGATGTACTCAAACAAGACCCTATTTTCGAAGGATGGAGTATTCAAGAATCTATTTCACGTAAATTGATACGGGAAGATAAGATAAGTGTCGATCGAAATTTTCAATCGATTAAAAATCAATCTTTAATTTTCGACGAATACGTGAAAATCTTAGATATATCAAAGTGTTTATCTGATCGATCTATTATAGATGTCTTTACAATGACAAGAACTCTTGATCAAAACATTGATGTAAAGATTGAGTTAAATCGTGAGAGAAGGATATTGGCTCAAAATATTGATAGAATAGGTAAGATATTTTATTTTCCAATTTATTGGGATTCCGTCGATGACGGAGAAAGACTCTTTGATGAAGAACGTAGAAAACGTTGGGATCTTGAAATACAAAACATTCTCTATCATAGTCTCGTTAATTACACAATCATTCCTAATTGCTCTGTTACTGACAGAGTTAAGTTCATTAAGAAAATCCTTATGAAAGATTGTAAACTTAAAAAAGTCTTAAATTAGTAGATTTTTATTGTTTTCTTCTTTGATTTTGTTGCTCGCTAGATACAAACATTGTATCTTTACAGCATAATAAAAGAGCAAAATTAAAAGGATATGGAAGCAATAATTAAATTAGACGAATTGAGAAGGAAGGCAAGTGCTTTAAAAATCAAGAATTATAAGAAGTATTCTAAACAAGAACTTCTAGTCTTGGTCGAAGAAGAAGAGAGAAAGAAGCTATATTTGCCAGTTATAATCGTTAAATTTTCTTGTTTCAAGAAAAAGAAAAAATCAAGAGAAGCGCGTACAGCTCCAAAAGCTGGTGTAGCATCTATGGAGATTTTTAAGACGATTCTGAAACATAGAGATCATAAAAAATGGACTCTATATAAAATCGCAAAAATAGGAGGTTACTCTTATACAAACGTTCGTCGAGTTTATAAGAAGTATATTGAAAATAAGACTGAAGAAGAGATTCAAATTAAAATAAATGAGTTTTTAAACGATTAAAAATTAAAAGAAAATGGCATCTTTATTAGAATTACGTAGAAAAGCTGAGAGTTTAGGAATCCAAGATTATGGAAAATATTCCAAACAAGAGTTAGCGGAAATGATCGACAAGATGGAATCTGAAAAGAAAGAAGGAGAAAGCACTGTTGTCGAAGTAGCTGCTGAAGAAGCAAAAGAAGAAGAAAAGGCTATTGTCGCTGAAAAAGAGGAAGCTGGTGAAGTCGAAGAGATTAGTGCAGAAGAAGCAGCAGATCTGAAACCAACAGGTGAAAAGAAGAAGACTAAAAAAGAGTTAGCTGCAGAAAAGCGTGCTGAAAAAGAAGCCGCTAAGAAAGCAAAAGAAGAAGAAAAGGCTAAGAAAAAGGCTGAACGTGAAGCTAAAAAAGCTCAGAAGAAAGAGAAACAGCCTCGTGTAAAAATGATTTTTACTTACAAGCCTAAAGGTGAAAAACCGGAGAAGCTCGGTGATAAATCTAATAAGGCTTATGATGAATTGTTGACAAGCAACGAGTCTTGTTATCAAGTAGCGAAAAAAGTTGGTACTTATTTTTCTGTTGTTGACAAAGTTATCTCAAAGTACTTTGATGTGGAACAGAAAGAAGTCACTGAATAAAATAAGATTCTAATATAAAATAGAAAAGGGTCCTGTTGTCCAAAAATGGACTTGGGACCCTTTTAATTTTTAATCGTATGAAAGAATTATATGAAGAATTACAGGCTTACCTTTTAGAGAATTTTATTCAATTTTCTAGTCGGAAAACAGAACAAGATCGTTATTTATTTTCTATAGATGGAAAATCTTACGAATTGTTTGAACCACTACAGTGGAATGATGACGAGAATCCCGTTTTTTTTGATGAAGCATTTACTTGGGTAAATGATAAGACTGAATACGATCGCTATATTTTTAAATTTGGCGGTTGTTGGTATTGGTTTAATAGAGGCGAAGAGAAGAATATCAAACTCAATAGAGTGAAATATCTGGGTAAGGTTAATCTACAAGAAGAAGATCTTCTCTTACCTTGTTTTCTAGGTGTTCATGGTCCATTTGAAATGTTGAATAGTTGTGGATCTTACAAAGATTGGGTTGATAAAGCTAAATTTCTAGGTATTCAGAAATTAGGTGTGTGTGAAAAGGGAAGCCTAGCAGGTGCATTTAAATTTCAATCAGCATGTAAAAAAGAAGGGATAGAGCCAATTTTTGGTATGGAGATTCCTATAAAAGACGAAAAGAAAGATTTATTGTTTTCAGTGAAAGCCTTTGTAAAAAATGAGCAAGGTTGGTTGAATTTATTGAAAATCAATAAATTTCTTAATGTAGATGGGAATGGTTTCACAAGTATCGAGAATTTCATAGAAAATCGAAATGGTTTATTTTGTATTCTTGATCCTAAAACTATTCGATTTGAAGATATACCAGTTGGTTGGAGAACCATGTTCGCCCATCAATTTTATTATCAATTAGATACTGTTATCTATGAGAAAGAAGATAGAGATCGTTGGTACCTTGAAAACTTGAAAAAATTTTTCGATTCAAAGATTAAACCAGTAGCGATGTGTGATGCTTACTATGTAGAGAAAGAAGGTTACATAGTAAGAAACCGTTTAAACAAGATTGCTGGTGTCATGAATTACGAGAGTAAGAATCAGTATTTTAAAAACGGTGAAGAATATTTTTTTGAGTTACAATCGCTGTTTAATGAAAACGATTTTGAAAGGTTTCTAGATAGTTTCATGGATGCGGTTGAGAATCTTGTTGATATTTGTGCGGAATGCAATTACACCTTTGAAACCAACCAAAGACACCTTCCTAGATATATCATGACAGAAGAAGAAAGAAAACTTTACTCTTCTAACAAAGAAATGTTCGAAGAACTTGTTTTCAAAGGTTTAGAAGAACATATCGATTTGCTTGATAAATATGGCGAGGATGTTATCGGTGAGAGGATAGATCGAGAAATTGATGTTATAGAATATGGTGAAGTAGAAGATTATTTCTTGGTATTAAGAGACATTGTTAATTGGTGTCGTGACAATAATATCTTGTTAGGTGCTGGTCGTGGATCTGCGGCTGGAAGTCTGGTTACTTACTTACTCGGTATCACTAAGGTTGATCCCATGAGATATGGCTTATTGTTTGAACGTTTTTTAAATAAAGGTCGTATCAAAGTATCTCTTCCAGATATTGATACAGACTTTCCAGGTGAAGCTAGGCCTCGTGTAAAAGAGTATATGGAACAACGTTTTGGTGTTGATCAAGTTTGTTCTGTAGGTACTTATGGTACCCTACAATTAAAAGCAGCGATACAAGATTTCGCAAGACTAGAGAAAATTCCAATTCCATTGGTCCGTAGGATTTGCAAGATCTTAGAGACAGAAAAAGTTAAGACTATTGAAGATTTTTTTAAGACAGCTTGTAAATATGAAGAAGTCAAGAAATTTCTAAACGATCATGCAGAAATGTTTAATTGTTTGATGTTATCACTTGGTCAACCAAAGACTTCTTCGATACATGCTTGTGCTATGATGATATTTCCTGATGAAAAGACCTTGTATGAATGGTGTCCGGTAAGAAGTCAAAAAGGATTGATTGTAAGTGAGTGGGAAGGTCTTGAATTAGATGAAGCAGGTTTCTTAAAAGAGGACATTCTAGGAATTGAGCAACTTGATAAGTTTACGGATATTTTAAATCTAATTGAAGAACATTATGGTAAAAGGATCGATTTGTATAAGATTCCAAAGGACGATCCAAAGGTCTTTGATTTTTTCCAAAAAGGATTCTTAGGGGATGTTTTCCACTTTGGAGCTAAAGGTTTATCTTCTTATTGTGTAAAGATGCAACCAACAAGTGTCGATGAGTTGAGTGACTGTGCAGCGTTATATCGTCCAGGTGTCATGGAAAATGGTTATCATGAAGAATATTTGTTAAGGAAGGCAGGAGAAAGAGAGTGTACTTATCATGTGGGTACTGAGAAGATATTAAATAGCACCTATGGATTGTTTGTGTATCAAGAACAAGTTATGGCTCTTATGCATGAATTAGCAGGCATGGATCTTGTTACATGCGATACAGCTCGTAAAGCGATGGGTAAGAAGAAGATTGATGTTATCAAATCTCTAGAAGGTCAATTTATAAAGGGTTACTGCGATAGATATGAAGTGACAGAAGAATATGCTAAAGATTTCTGGGAAGAAATTGTAAAAGCCTCCTCCTATCTATTTAACAAATCACATTCTGTATCTTATTCAATTAATGGATACAATTCTCTATGGTTGAAAGTACATTATCCGATCGAATTCTGGTCAGTAACTTTTAGTCGTGCTAAAGCAGAAGACTATCCTTACTATATAAATGAAATCAGGAGAAGTGGTAATATACAGATCAAATCTGTAGATATAAATCAATCAGGAGCTAATATCGTTTCTGATGTAAAAAGTAATAGTATTTACTGGGCTTTCAATTCGGTTTCTCAACTTGGCGACGTAGCTCAACAAGAATTGATGGAAGAAAGAACTAAAAATGGTGAGTATTTTTCTTTTGATGAATTTATTGACAGATTTAATAAAAAAGGTTCTTCAATTAACAAATCTGTGGTTGAAAATCTGATTTACAGTGGTGCATTTGATTCTATTGAAGGAATTAAAAAGGTAACTGATCGAGAAAGACTTCTTCTTAATTATCGAGAAAAGAAAAATATCAAGATAGACGAGAAGAAGGATGAGTATAGTATTGCTAGAGATAAAGGGAAAAAAGATCAAGAGTGGTGGTGGTTATTGCAACAAAAACGAAAATCAGGGTTCTGTTTCTTTGATTATAAATACTTAGTTAACAAGTATCTTTCTCCTATTGTGACAGATGGAGGATTGGGAACGCCGTATTTTGTTGATGGTAAACAGGTACAAGATGAAGATATCGTTGATCATTACACGAATCATGTTATGGTAGGTGGTTATGTTTTGAATATCGATGAAATGTCTTCGAAAAAAGGTCAATATGCTAAGATAACCCTAGAAAATAACTATGATTTCATAGAAGTGGTGTTTTTCCCAGATTACTGGAAAGAAAGAAGGGACATTCTCCTCAATTCTAAAAAAACTTTGTTGGTTTTAAACGGTTGTGTGAGGTTTGATTCCTGGAAAAAGAAGAACACAATTACTATCATGGATTGTAGTGAAATCATACAATTAAACATTGTCTAATAGATAAAATCTTTGTATCTTTAGTTAAAAATAAAGAGATGAAACAAGCGATTAATTTAGGGGATAAAATGATCGTCCTTCTTTCGAAGGATTGTATAGATGAACTTGATATGGATCAAGTGACATCTATAGATCATTCAAATGTATATGGAGAGATTGCTACGTGTTCAGTTTTATTGAACAAAATAGGTGGACTTCGTGCTGAAGCTGAGTCTATTTATTCTTCAAAAAAATTAGAGTGTGATATTTACGAAGCGAATCTGAAAAAGAGATTGAGAAAAAGGGCAGCTCTTGAAGGAGGTAAGTTGAAGTTAGAAGACGGTACAATAAAATTCACTGAAGGAACTCTATCTGAATTAATCCTATTGGACGAAGGTTTTCAACAGATGAAGAAGAATCTTATAGAACATAAGAAAAATCTTGATTTCATAGAGTCTTTGTACTGGTCGATTCAATCAAAAGATCGAAAATTAAACAACTTAGTTCCTAAAGTGACTCCAGAGGAGTTCTACAATGATTTAGTCGAAGGAACGATTAATACATTTACCATCAAAAAATTGAAATAATGAGGATATATTTATCGGATAATGTGTTTATTGAACAATGTTCAGCAGCTCCATTCCTTTGGGATCTTTATACAGTTTCCAAAGGAATCAGAAAAGGTAAGGAAGAGTTGGTTGAATGGTTCAAGGCATCAGGTCTTGATTTAGGACAAGTTTTGAAAAAAGCTCCTGATTTTGAACTTAATGAAAAGTATAAATTAAACGAAGAAGAGTTTTTGAATTTGAAGGATTATGTAGAAGAATTTAAGACGATTCAAGAAGAGATGTTTCAAAAAATAAAAATAACTTTTAAAAACAAGAATTATGCAATTTGACAGAAGTAAATTCAAAAAGACAAGTATTGAAGAGATTACAGTAGTTGAAAAGAAAGTCAATGCCACTATGGGTTCACAAGGTGGTTATACCCAATTTATCTCACCAGTGGAAGGTGAGAATATTTTCAGGATTTTACCTTCTGTAAAAGGTATCTGCTATGCACCTTTAAAAACATCAAAATTGAAAGTTGAAAAAATCAATTATGATGAAAACGGTAAAAAGGTTGGAACTGAAATTAAAGAATCAAATGTTTTTTGTGCTGATGTTCATGGTCCAAATCTTTTGAAAGGTAAGGATCCTATTGTAACTTATATTTCTTATGTCCAAAAGAAAGCTGAGGAGGAAATCCAAGATGCAAAAGAAAGAGAGAAATATCTTTTCCCGATCAATGGTGGATATGTAAAAGGATCATGGGTTTTTGGAATCGCTCCAATGCTCGCTTATGTAGCATATGTTGTCCCAAGTGATTCAAATGAAATTCGCAAGTTGCAACTTCGTCCAGCTTGGTTGAAAAGAATGAAAGAGATTTCTATTGAACAATCAGAGGACGATACACTTTCATTGGATGTATTTTCAGGTGTTGATGATGGTTATCCATTGAGAATCGTTGTTGGCAAAGACTCTAAAGGAAAGAAGAAAACTTATACTTTGTCAGCGGTGACTCCTAAAAAAAGTCAGTCTTGGGAAGAATTCTTCGAAGAAAATGCAATTTCAGACGAAATTTTGGAAGAGTTAAGTGAACTTACACCATTAAGTGATATATATATTGATTCTTATGGTGTAAAAGATTTCAAAATGGCTCTTGATGGTTTGAAGAGATTCGATGAGGAAATCGGTTACGATATCTTTGCAGATGATGCTTTCTTAAATGAACTCGATGAGATGGCAAGTATGTTACCAGAAGACGAAACCGAAGATCCAGATGAAGAAGATGAGACCCCTAAAAGACGTCCAGCGACTTCTAAACCAGTCAATAAGTCAACCACTAAAAAAGTAGAACCAGCAGTTCAACGTCCAGCAGCCGCTGCAAAAGTCAGTGAAGTGAAAAAATATCCTCCTTTGATCAAATTAAAGGCCTTTTTGGAAGAATATATTGAAAGAGAATATGAAGGCACAGAGACTTTACCAGATCTTTCAATCGTAGAACTCCGTGATTGGTATGACTTAGCGCAAGCTGGTAAATTGTTACCGTTTGATTTATATAAAGAAGATCCAAACGCAGTTCCTTTTGGTGACGAAACCGAAGATCCATCTGAAGAAGATGAGACCGGAGCTGAAGAGGGTGAGGCTGAAGATCCTATTGATGAAAGTAAAACGGCTAGTTCTTCAAGTCTAGCAAGTACTCGCGATAGACTTTCTGCTTTGAGAAACAAATTAACAAAGAAGTAAAAACAAGGGGACTTAGGTCCCCTTTTAATTAAGTTCGTATGAAGAATCCAATAGCGCTTGTTTATACAGATTTTCACATTAAACCTGAAACTCTTGATTCTGTCACAAAATTATGCGAAGAAGCGATTGAAATCGCTAACAATGCAGGAATAAAGACTCATATCTGGTTAGGAGATATTTTTGACAATCGTATTAGTCAAAAAATGGATGTTTTAAATGGTTTAACATCTATTATTGAAAAGTATGATAAAAGAGGTCATAATATCCTTGCGATCGTAGGAAATCACGATAAAACAGATTATAATAAAACAGATTCTTTTCTTGATGCTTATAAGTACCATCCTTCGTTTGATCTCATCAACGATCTCGATATAAGATGGGTAAATGAATTAAAATGCCTTTTTTTGCCTTTTTTTACTGATGATATATTAAACGAGTACATCTTGGATTTTCCAAAGATTGAAGATATCGATATTTTATTTGGACATTTTGCTGTTGCAGGTAGTCGAAATAATGATAGAAGTGTCGTTGAAAATAATATAAAACCTTCTAGTTTTAAAGATTTTAAAAAGGTGTATCTTGGTCATTATCATGATTATCAACAGGTAGGTTCGAATATTTTTCATCTAGGATCGTTACAACAAAATAACTTTGGAGAAGATGAATCTAAGGGTTTCTGGATGTTATATGATGATTGCACTGTAGAGCTTTTAAAAAGTAAGAATGGGAATGTTTTCAAAAAAGAGCGATTAGACTTAGACAATATACCGCCTAAACAATTAAAAGCGACTTTGAGGAAAATTAAAGAAGATAATCCAAATTCCCGTCTAAGGATTGAATTGTGGGGTAAATCTTCAACTCTTGAATCTTTTGATAAATCTGAATATAGCAATTTAGGTATTGATTTCAAAAAGAAGCACAAAGATGTGGAACTTTCTATTGATATCGCTGTAAATGAGAAGGTTGAAAAGTTGTCAGATAGTGATATTATTGAGAAATTCAAAGAGTTTTGCAATGAGAATGATTATAGATACGAAGAAGGTTTATCAATTTTAAAACAAGTTTTATGTCAGTAAAAGATGTAGTAGGAAAGATTGAAAAGCGTTTTGGTAAAGAAGCTGTTTCAAGAGGTAATGATAAAGTCCAATTTATCCATTCTGGTTCTGTGTTATTAGACGAAGCACTTGGAGGAGGATGGGCTATAGGTAGGATCATAGAAGTGTATGGAGCAGAATCTTGTGGTAAGACAACTGCTGCGATTCATGTTGCAGCAGAAGTCCAGAAACTTGGGAAAGCTGTGGGTTATGTTGACGTAGAACAAGCTATGGATCCTGATTATATTCAATCACTTGGCGTTGATATGAGTGAGGATAAATGGATTCTAAGTCAACCAGATGATGCAGAGCAAGCGTTGGAAATCGTACGAGAAATGTGTGAAGAACCAGCGATTGGTTTAGTGGTATTAGATTCTGTGGCTGGCCTCGTTCCTAAAGCGGTCTTACAAGGAGAAGCTGGTGATGCAAAAGTAGCGTTGGTGGCTCGATTAATGTCTTCGCAATTAAACGTTTTGAAAAACATTTGTAAGAAAAATGGATGTATTTTATTCTGCATTAATCAAATTCGAGAGAAAGTTGGAGGTGGCTTTGGATTTGGTGGGGCAACAACTACAACACCAGGAGGAAAAGCCCTTAAATTCTATGCCTCTCAGCGAGTTGAAATGTCTAGGATTGGAAGTGAAAAAGAAGGAGAAGAAGTAACGGCTAATAAGACTCGTATCTCTGTGAAAAAGAATAAGGTTGCTAAACCTTTCAAGAAGTGTGACTTATCCCTACGTTTTGGCATTGGATTTGATAAGATTCAAGAGATTCTTAACTTAGCTGTTGATTTGAATGTTTGTTCAAAGAAAGGCGCTTGGTATTATTATGGTGATTTTCGTATTGGACAAGGACTTGCTCAGACTCGAGAATATCTTGAGAATGATAAAGAGTTATTTGAAGATTTAAAAGAAACAACTTTAGAAAAATATCATGAAACCAATAAGGATGACAGCGAGTAACTTCCTATCGTTCAAAGATTTCGATTATGAATTCGAGGATAGGGTTGTAACTTTGGTCGGTGAAAATCTCACAGAAGAAGACCAAGGTTCAAATGGTAGTGGTAAAGCTCTTTCTCTTGATTCTGATATTATGACTATAACAGGATCAATTAAGATGAGAGATATAAAAATAGGAGATAAAATTCTAGGTTTCAATGGAAAAGAACAAAGTGTCGTTGCTACAGCTCCACAAGGGATTATTGATTGTTATAGGATTACTTTCAACGACGGCACAGAAGTTGAATGTAACGATGAGCATCTTTGGAAAGTTGCTAGTTGTTACACTCCACAAAATTGGAAAGTTGTAAATTTGAAAGATATAATGAAACAATCTATTCGATGTGATTGTGGGACAAGCAAACCTTATCGATATAGGATACCAACTGTAGAAAAGATAGAATATAATCACAAAGATATTTTAATCGATCCATATGTTTTGGGCTGTCTACTTGGAGATGGAACATTGGGATGTAAAATTAAAGGTTATTCAAAATCTTACTATAGTCAAAGTCGAACAATTCTTTTTACTTCAAAGGACGATGAGATTCTAAATAGGTTTCAAGATAAACTTCCTCAAGGTTTATATTTGAAGAAACAAAATAATTGTAATTATAGAATTCAAGGAAGTAAGGATAACGATTGTGATTCGATGATGACTTTGTTGAAAACATACAATTTATATCTTCAAGATTCAGAGACTAAATTCATTCCTAAAGATTATATTTTTAATGATCGTGAAATACGATTAGAGTTGTTGCGAGGGATTTTAGATACCGATGGGTATGTTGATAAAAAGGGTTTGATCGAACTCGCTTTAATTTCGAAGCAACTTATTGAAGATGTAGCTTTTGTCGCTCGAAGTCTCGGATGTCTTTGTCATAAAATAACGAAGATGAAATCTGGTTATAAAAAAGATGGTCAATATATTGAATGTAAGGATCATTATCGTTTAAGAATTGTACCACCTAAAGGTTTAAATCTTTTTCATTTAAGTAGAAAAAAAGAAAGATCTTTACAAGGAAAAAAGATGAATTGTATTAATCGAAGAATCGTATCGATTGAATACGTTGGTAAAAAAGAAATGCAGTGTATTGAAGTCTCTAATAAAGATGGTCTTTTCTTGACTAACAATTTTGTTGTTACCCACAATTCTTCAATCCAACAGATCTTTTATTACTCTTTAATAGGAAGTAGTCTAAGAGGATCGTCGGATAAAAAGTTGATTCGAAGAGGAGAAAAAGAAGCTAGGACTCATATTGAAATATGGTGTCCCATGAGAAACGAAACATTGTATATCGATAGGGTACTTCCGTTGAAATCCAGTAGTAAATTAACCATTAAGATCAATGATAAGGATGTATCTTATGCCACTGTTAAAGATGGGAATGATTTTATTTTAAAATGGATCGGTATCAGTGCCGAAGATTTGAGGAACTATTTTATAATTTGTAAGGAATACTATAAATCTTTCTTTAAAGCATCTAATACAGATCGTTTAGCATTGATTTCACGGTTTATCAACTTTAATAAGTTGGACGGTGTAAAAGATATTATTTCTAAAGAGATAACAAAATTAAACGCTGAAAAACGTTTATTGGAAAACGATATTTACTCTTTACAGGGTAAATTAGAAGTTCAAATGCAGAACGTTGACAAAGAGACAAGTCGTGATTTTGAAAAAGAGAAAGAAATAAGGATTAGTGCTCTTGAGAAAGAGATAAACGAAAAATACGATATCATTGATTCTTGGGAGAAAAAGAGGAATTTTCTTGAAGAACAAAATTCTAAATTAGATAAAGAAATAAAGAGTTCTAAAAAAATGATTTCTGTAACTAATTTAGAATTAGAAAAGATCCCTTCTATTGAAGAAGAGGAGGAAAACTTGAAGTTGATCAAAGAAGAACTAGCTAAAACAAATGAAGGTCAAAAGATCTTGTTAGAAAAACAAGAGATAATTGAAGCGAAAAGAGGCGAGATTAGGAAACAATTGAGAGTAATCCTTATCAATTTGTCTGGAACTATAACTTGTCCAAAATGTAAGTATAAGTTCTTAACGTTAAAAGATACGACTTTAGAGGAAGAAGAGAAAAAGAAGAAGAAGTTAGGAGAAGAAGAGAAAGATTGTATTCATTCTGAAGAAGAAGTGAATAAGGAGCTTATAGAATATGAAGAAGTATTAACCGAACTTTTTGGTCTTAAAAGTGAAGCAGAAGATAGTATCAATTCTATACTAGATTCAACAAGGAAAATCAAAAAAAGGATCTCTGAATTAGAAACCACAGTTTTTGAAAAAGAAAGGATTAAAAAGAGTAAGATCTTAGAAATTGATAGTTTGAATCAAAAGATCTCAGAAGAAAATCAAAAGATTTCTTCTTTAAAGGAAAAGATCGAAGAAGTTCGTGAAACAAAAAGCGAAATCAATCAATCATTGATCGATAGTCTGAATAAAGATATAAGTCTTTTTCAGGAGCAAATAGAATCTAAACAAAAGGAAGTTGACGAGCTTTCTGTGCAAGTGATTGAAAAAGATAGATGGGTTAATCGATTTAAGGATTTCAAGATGTATCTTGCTGCAGAACAAGTTAAAAATATACAAAATAGGGCAAATAAGATCCTAGAAAAAGAAAACAGTGACCTTCGTTTAATCGTTGAGGCTTTCAAACAAGATTCTAAAGGGAATCGAAAAGATGAAATCACTCCTTATGTCATTCGAGACGAAGCTGAGTCGTTCTGGTATTATAGTGGTGGTGAAAGAGCGAAAGTAGAAGTTGCTACGATTATAGCATTTCAACAAATGATTAATTCTACGAATCCATACGGTGGTCTAGAATTTATATCATTTGATGAAGTAACTGAAGGTCTTTCTAAAGAAGGTCTATTTGATATGGTAGAAGCATTGGATTCAATGTTGAAATTCCCAGTGTTAGTTACTACTCATGTATTAGATGGATCCTATTTGGAAAAATGTAAAGTTCTGAGAATTCGTAAAAAAGATGGTGTAAGTAAAATTGTATCACAATGAGATATTATATTGGAATTGACAATGGTGTGACAGGATCTATTGGTATAATAGCCGAAGATAAATCAGAGGTTAGCTTTTGGAAAACTCCTATCATTAAACAGCAGGATTATACAAAAGCCAAAAAAAATATTACAAGAATTAACGGAGTACTCTTGAAGGAGGAACTTGAACTTTATCAGAAAGGAGAAGATATAATTCCATTTGTCTTAGTAGAAAGACCAATGGTTAATCCTACACGTTTTGTTGCAACTACATCTGCTTTAAGAGCATTAGAAGCTACATTAATAACACTTGAGATGTTAAATTTACCTTATCAATTCATAGATTCTAAAGAATGGCAAAAGGAACTCCTACCTAAAGGTATCAAAGGTTCTGAAGAGTTGAAGAAAGCATCTCATGATATAGGATGTAGGTTATTTCCTACATTAGACTCTAATTATCATACGGATTTTGATGGTTTGTTAATCGCTGAATATGCACGAAGAAAAAAATTGTAATCATGAAGAAGGAAAGTGTTATTCATTTGATCGATGATCAAATTAAAAGTAGTGTTGATTTGTTACAATATGCAACAAAGACTTGTAATGATCTTTCAAAAGAAGAGAAAGACAAGATCATTTGGTTGCAAGCTAAATTAAACGATTGTCAAAGGTTAATTTTTGATTTAAAGAAAGGAGGATAAATATGGCATTAATTTATTATTGTAATAATGAATCGTGTGAAAAACATGGAGAAACAGTGCTTCCACATAAAATCTCCTATGTTTTTAAAGAAGGAAAATTATTTCCAGGAAACATTCCTAAATGTCCAGCTTGTGGCAAACAATATTCTTTTTCAGAGACACTTTCTAAAAAAGTACCTGAGATAGCGATCGGAGAGTTTGCTGGTATGAGTCTTCAACAAAAAACAACAATGTTGAAAAAGCGTGCTGATATTTATAATAAAAAAGATGGGGCTATAGAAAAGAAAGAGTTTTATCGAAAAAAAGCGATAGATAAGTTCTTTGGAAGATAAAATGTTTGTATCTTTAGAAAAACATAAAACGATATGAATCAGGAAATTATTGAGAAAAGTTGGAGTTTTGTTAATTTATTCAAGGCTCAAGTTTTAGTTGTAGATTTCTTTGGAGAGATTAAAATTTTTACACTTGATTCGTTCAAACCTAAATCTCGTGATTTTTTTGAAAATGAAGTTATAGGTGCAAGAGATATCACTCTTATTGTGGAGAATCTACAAATTTCTTTAGGGTTGGATGTAAACAAGGCTTCACTAGAAGCTCGTTGGAATAATTTACCAAAGAAAGATTTTTCATTTAGTCACGATCAATATGTCAAATTAAAATCAATCAAAGAAAATGAGTACTAGATTTAAAGTTTCAACTTTAGAAATCGCTGGATTTGCAAGTGTTTTAGCAGCATTAAGATTGCCTTTTGGCAAAGAAATGAGAAGTGAGGCAAGCTGGAAGATGTCTGATGTTGATGAGCAGATAAAATTTCAAAGTTCCTTCTGCATAGATCCAAGGGATTTAACCCTAATGTCTACTCTTATTAAGAGAGGTGATGAGCATGCGAAAGCAATTCGAGGTCTTCAAGTTTATGCTACAATTGAAGCACCTCGTTGGATGTGGCAAGAAATTGATACGTATAGGGTTGGGACTGAACGTCTATCTTCTGAATCGACAATGCATATTGATGCGAAAGGTCTTTCGAATGAAGAGTTGATGGATTTTAAAGATCATCTTGAAGAAGGTAAGATTCAAAAAAGAATCCAAGTGTTTTCTTATCAAACACTTCGTAGGATCTATTTTCAAAGAAAAAATCATAGATTGCCAGTATGGCATGAATTTTGTGAATGGATCGAGTCACTTCCATATGCAAGTGAACTAATCACTATTGAAAAATGAAGAAACTGTTTTGCATAGTATTTGTGTTTATGTGTATCTTGGTAGGTTGTAGAAGTACTCCTACCAAGAATACTAATCTCACTGTAACTTTAAATGATTCTTTGTATTGGAAGAAAACATCAGGGGATAGTTTAATAAAAATACCAGGATCATATGTACCTTTAGTTGTACTTCCAGATAAGTTAGATGTAGGTGAGAAGAAAGAAGAGAAAAAAGGACAAGCAACCGTCTCGGTTGAAAAACAAGAAGATGGGACGTTACTTGTAACTGCATCTTGTGATAGTTTAGAATTGAAGATCCAAGTATTAACTGAAGAATTAACGAAGGTCAATAAACAGAATTCTGAACTTCAAGAACAAGTAAAAGCAGCTCCTAATAAGTTGAGATTGATTTTCTGTTCTTTAGGAGCTGGTTTCTTATTTGGATTATCATTGGCATTAATCATTCTTATAAAAACAATTCGAAAATGAAAAGTATAAGATTAAATAACTCTGATAGAGAAGATATAGTTAAAGGACTTCTCAAGCCTATTCAGAAAGAAATAAGCGAGGAGTTAAAAATTTTTGGTGATTTTATCTCAGAAATTATAAAACAAGAAATCGGTCAAAAAGTCTGGGAATTTCATATATTATATCCACATGCTCTTTCAGTTAAAAAATCTCTTTATCTTGGAGATTCTAGTCTCTTCGGAGGTTTTGGTGTTAAGCTAGTAGATTATGCAATTGTAAATCTTACAATTGATTATATCGAAGGAATATTTGATTTAAAAGATGTTTTGCATCAAGATAAATATTTTTCAAGCGCAAGTAAGTTCTTGAAGAAAATCGATTCTCTCCAAAAAGAGAGAAGAACCTTGAAGAATAAATGTCAATGTGCTTTAGAGTATATCAATACTTCCAAACAATTAGAAGAGCAGTTTCCAGAGGCTTATAAAGTCTTTTTAGAACTTTGCAAAAATAAAGAAACTTCGATTACGAAATGTGATAAGATTGAAAATCTAAGAGCTGAACTATCAAAATTTAATAGAAATGAAAACAGCGACACTAGTACAATTAATAAAGGAGTATAATGATGCTTATAGACGAGGAGAACCTCTTGTAAGCGATGAGGAGTATGATCTTTTAGTAGAAGAGTTAAAAACAAAAGATCCTCAAAATAAACTCTTAAAAAAAGCGATCATTGAGGAGATTGAATCATCTGATCGAATGGAGAGACTTCCTATTCCAATGTATAGTCTTGAAAAATTCAAAAAAATCGATGAATTGATCGAATTCATGAAAAATACTTGGAAGATTACTTCTACAACTGAAATTATCATCACACCTAAATATGATGGCATTTCTTTGTGTTGTGAAGAGAAAACTGGTGCAGCTTGGACTCGTGGTGACGGTGTTGAAGGTCAACGAAGTGACGGTCATAAAAAGTTGATGGTTGAAAAAATTGTCGACTCAGAGAAGATGCCTTTTCATTATACATTTGGTGAGGCTATTTTTTCTAAAGAATCTTTTCTAAGAAATAAAGGGGATTATAAATCAGCTCGAAATTGTGTCGCTGGTTTATTCAACTCTCCTACACCATCTCCTCTCCTAAGGAATGTGAGTTATATAAGATATGGTCTCGACGATGAAACGATGGATAAAAGTGATCAGTTTGTTTATTTGGAACATCACTTTAAAAAAGTAGCAAATTGGTGTTTATTAGCGGGAGCTAACTTTTTAAATCCTCAAGAAAAAGTTCGAGAACTTTTAGATCGTATGTTTGAGAAAATGTCGCAAGAATATAAGTGCGATGGTTTGGTTATTGAATTAAATGATGCTAAGGTCAGAAAGGAATTAGGTAGATTACCTAACATGAATCCTAGGTATTCAGTAGCTTATAAGAATCCAGAATGGTCTGAAAGAGCTGATACAAAAGTCGTCGATATAGAATGGAAAATTTCAAAGGATAAAAAAGCCAAGCCAGTTATTATTGTCGATCCTATTGATTTATGTGGAGCTACTGTATGTCGTGCGACTGGGCATAATGCTAAATATATTTGTGATAACAATATCTGCAAAGGTGCTATGGTAACTATAGCAAGAAGTGGTGATGTGATTCCTAAACACCTTAAAACCATCAAATACAATAGTGAAAGTTTTAAGATTATGTGCGATGATATGATGGTTTGTCCAGCTTGTGGTAAGCAATTGAAATGGGATGAGACTTTTACAGAATTAATCTGTACAAACGAAGCGTGTTATGCTTCTAAAATTGCAGAACTTGTCTTTTTCTTCTCAGTACTTGGTACTGAAGAATTCAGAGAACCAACGATAACCAAATTTTATGAGGCAGGATATACCACAAAACGATCTATTCTTTCTTTAAGTAAAGAAGAAATGATACAAATCGAAGGTATTGGTGTCTCTTTAGCTGAGAAATTAAGTTCTCAGTTTGATGGTTATAAAACCAAAGGTGTTGGTTTTGCGAAGTTATTGACGGCTAACAATGTTTTCAATGGGGTGATGGCTGAAAAGACATGTCAAATGATCTTAGATAATATGTCAGATACAGCTTTGAATTGCGTTAAGGATCTTGAACCAGTACCTATCGAACATTTGTTATGTATAAAAGGAGTGGCAGAGAAAACCGCTAAAGTTTTCAACAATGGGATAGAGGTGTTTAGGGATCTTGAACCTGATTCTATCAATATAGCTTATTTTAGGAGTTTAGTGAAAATTGTTCCTGCTGATCAACAAATGAATGTATGTTTCACAGGTTTCCGAGACAAAGAATTAGAGCAAAGATTGATTAATCTTGGTCATAAAGTAGCAAGTGGAGTTTCTGGCAATACAACTCATTTGGTTGTAAAAGATTTATCTGGTACATCATCTAAGATGCAGAGAGCTCAAGAATTAAAGATTCCTATCTTTACAAAAGATGGTTTTGAAGGTTTGTTGGATAATTTAAAATAAATGGATTATGATTGGAGTAGTTTACAAAGACATTGAAAATATTGAAGAGATCAATAAAACGTTGGTTAGAAAAGAAGATCTATTAATACCTTCAGTAGGTGATGAGATCGTATTTCAGAATAATGGCAAAAGTAGATTGAGAAAGGTGACTGGTCGTCAATTTATTTTTGATGAGAAAAAACGAGAAGTAAGGGATATTATTATATACCTCAAATAAAAGATATGAAAAGATACTATTACAAGAGTAAGGGATATTATTATATAGGGTTCGACTACAATCGAACCCTAGTTGATATTATGAGAAAAGAGTTGAAAGCTAAATATAATACAGCTAATAAAGAGTGGTATTTGGAGGTTGATCTTATCAATCTAACTCTTGTAATGACTTTTTTGAAAAAATATGGATTTGAAGAAGTCAATGGATTTACTTTAGAAAGAGAATGTGAGATTAAAAAGAAACCTATTGACGAAGTAATTTCTAAGAGGGATATAGAAGATTTGTTACCTGAATTACAGTTGAAGAGAGTGCCAAGGAACTATCAAATTGACGCTTTGTATTATATGATGAATCATGGCAACTGTATTAATGGGTCAGATTGTGGAACAGGGAAAACAACTATTACTATTTGTTATTGCGAATTTCTTGATACATTTCCTGCTTTGGTTGTGTGCCCTTCTAGTGTAAAAAGTGGTTGGAAAAGAGAGTGGTTTAGATGTAATCCAAACCGGAAGGTAACTATTATTAATAGTACTGATAAAAAAATAGATATTGAATCTGATGTGTATGTCATTAATTACGATATACTCGGTAATAAAGATAAAGAAACAGGTGATTTAAAGATTAAGTTTCAAGAACTTTTAAAGATCAAGTTTCAAGTGATGGTAGGCGATGAGATTCATTTCTTAAAGAATGATAAGGCTTTAAGAAGTAAGGCTTTCGTGAAGATAGCGAAACATATCCCTACAATACTTGGATTAAGTGGTACATTGATATTGAATAGACCTGAAGAACTTATCAATATATTGAAAGTAATAAATCGTTTCAAGGAAATTTTTCCTGATGAAAGTTATTACCGTTTTAGATATTGTAATGCAAAATATACTCAATTTGGTTGGAATACTAAAGACGCTTGTAATATGAAAGAACTCAATGATATACTAACTCATTATTGTTATTTTAGAAAAGAAAAAAGAGATGTTTTACTTGAATTACCCCCTATTAATGATGAGTTGATAGAATGTAACATCAATAATAAAAAGATATATAGGGAAGCTGAAAAAGATTTGATAGAATTTTTATCTTTGGCCGATGAAGAGAAAGTAGATGCTGCTCTAAGAGCAGAACATTTGGTAAAATTAAATTTGTTAAAGAAATTATCAATAGAAGGGAAAACGAAAAATATAATTTCTTTTATCAAAGATTGGTGTGAGAGTAATGAAGATGAGAAAGTTGTCGTTTTTGGCTGTTTAAAAGAACCGTTGAAAGAATTACATAAGAAGTTTTCTAACAGTCAATTAATTACAGGTGAAACATTGTCAAAGAAAAGAGACGAGATCTTAGAAAGTTTTAAGACTGATCCAAAGATTCAGATTTTATTTGCTAATATCCAATGTATTGGAACAGGAGTAGATGGATTGCAAGAAGTATGTTCCAACGCAATGATAATCGAGCTTCCTAATAAATCCACTGATCTTAGTCAAGCTGTGAGTAGGTTGGAAAGAGATGGTCAAAGATCATCTATAAATATTTATTACCTGTTGAGTAGAGAAACGATAGATGAGAAATCATGGGAGTTCTTGAAGGAGAAGAAAAGTGTAACAGATATGGTAAATAGGGGGATAGAAGATGATTTTTCACTTGCTTTGATCAATAGTTATCGTCCTAGATAGTTGGATAATAGATACAAACATTGTATCTTTATAAGTGTTAAAATAATTATGGAAAGATATAAACTTGAAATATGGACAGATGGGTCTTGTTATTGGAAGACAAGACAAGGTGGAAGTGGAGCTTATATTAAGTTTAAAGACAAAGAATACTTCCTGAGGGAAGATTGGGGTTATTCTAACACCACGATCGAAAGGAGAGAGATATACGCCATCTTAATGGCATTAAGGGCAATCAAGAAAAATGTCAGATGTAATGTTACCTTTTACATAGATCGAGAAAATGTAGTCAACTTTATCAAAAATCACGCTTTCGATTGGAAAACAGGTGATTTCTCTGATTGTTCAAATTTGGATCTGTGGAAAGAATTTTCCAAAGAATTAGATGAACATAAACACCTTGCAGTTCGTTTCAAATGGATCAGAGGACATCAAAAAAATATTAACGATCCTATCGTGTATGGCAATCATGTTGCTGATATTCTTTCAGATTATAAGGGGTTTAAGGTATTTAAAGAAGATAAATATGGGACAGTATAGATACACAGTTGGTTGGTTAGTTTGTAATTTGCCGAGTTTTAGTCTTCATTCGGGATCTGTTGCATTAAATAGATATATACAGGTTTTTTTAAATCAACATCCCAGAAACATTATAGAAGCAAAAACTTTAAGTGAGGCAAGGGCTTGGTTTGATCTTTTAGGTAAGGAAGACGGATCTCATGCTTTTATTTGGGATAAAGCACGTGAATCAATTTGGTTGTGGAAAACTTTATAAATTCGTAAAATATGGTAAGAAAAGAATGGAGTGAGTTGCAAAAGAATATATTTGATACTTATGAGAATTCTAGGTCAAATATATTTGTTAAGGCGACTGCAGGAGGAAGTAAGACGACAGTGATGGTTGAATGTGCTAAAAGGACTTCTCCAATGAGAAGATCTATCTTTATGGCATTTAATAAGAGTATTGCTGAAGAATTAAAGGCTAAAGTGCCAGAACATTTTGAAACATCTACTTTTCACAGTAAAGGTTTCAAGATCTTATTAAAAAATTTCAATTTTAAACCAAAAATAAGTGAAAACAAGACTTTCAGTATCGGGATAAAGATCTTGAAGATTGAAGATGAAATCCCAGCGAATCAACGTCAAAAATATTTGTTTAACCTTCAAGAGATTTGGAATCAAATAAGGGTTAATTTATTTGACGATTACGAATCTTCTATTCCTATGATTTGTTTAGAGAAAGAGATTGAATTTAAAGAAAGAATGATTCAAGATATTATTGATATTGAAAAGGAATGGATGAAAAATGCTAGGAAAATTTCTTCTGGTGGAGAGTTTGTCTTAGATTTCACTGATATGTTATATCTCGTCTACAAATTAATAGACCCTTTAAATCTACCAAAATATGACGTGTTATTTCTTGATGAAGGTCAAGATTTGAACGTCTTACAAAGAGAATTTGCATTGAGACTCTTAAAACCAAGAGGTCGTTTTATGATAGTAGGTGACTTTTCTCAAGCAATCTATGCTTTTCAAGGAGCAAGTGTAGATAATTTCAGTTATTTTCAAAACCTTCCTAATACGACAACCTTACCATTAAGTGTCACATATAGATGTGCTAAGAATATTGTCAAAGAGGCTCAAAAAGTCTTTCCTAACGACATACAATTTTCACCAAACGCTATTGATGGTGTCGTAAGAGAAGGCAAACTACTAGAAGCAGAAAGTGGTGATTTTGTTCTATGTAGAAACAATATCCCTCTTGTTGAAGCCTTCTTGAAATTTTTAGAAGCAAAAAAGAAAGCTACGATCAAAGGTAAGGATCTAGGAGAAGCTCTTCAGTCTCTCCTAGGGAAAATAACAAACATTGCTGAACTTGATGATCTTTTAGATGAAAAACTCAAAAAGTTGATGGAAAAAGGTATAACTAGGGCAGCAGCAGTAAATAACCCTAGCTACATAGCTTTAGAAGAGAAGTGTAAGATCTTACATATACTCTACAATCGTTTTTTAGGTAGTATAGAAGAGTTAAAATCAACTGTAAACGAAATCTTTGTAGAAGATGTCAAAGGTATTGTTCTTTGTACTTGTCACAAAAGTAAAGGCTTGGAAGCAGATCGTGTATTTTTCTTAAATCAAGACCTTATTCCAAGTGAACATGCTAAAACAGAAAGAGCATTATATGCAGAAAGATGTTTACGATTTGTCGCTATAACAAGAGCAAGAAAAGAACTAATATATTGTTATATATAAACGAATAAAGTTATGGAAAAGAAAGTTTGTTTAAAATGTGGAAGTGAAGAAAACGTAGATCCTACTGAATACGTGAATTGTCCTATTCGTGATATAATGGAAAAGAATGATTGGTGTTATTATTGTTCTTTTTGGCAAGATCTTTACAATGAAAATAAAGATAATCCTCGATGGATTCGAGTAAACGGTTCTAGTTGGATATTAGGAGAAGAAGTGAAAAAAGTTGGTACTGGTTGGGGTTTGGGTTGTGGAGGTAGACGGTTGTATTTTGAGAAGACAGAAGGAAATAAAAAGATACTTCTTACGTCTAACAATTGTTGGCATCAGGGTGATATTCCGGATGTTTTTAAAGATATAATGCCAGATAATGCACGTCAGTTGACAAGAGAAGAGTATAATGAATTGTATAACAATAAAATAAATCAAATTATGAATATGAAAAAGAATAAAAACGAGGTTGATTGTCGTGGTTATATAATGTCACGAAATTGTGAGGTAAGAAATTTTCATACAGGTAAACAAATGATAATTAAGAAAGGTCAATTAATTATTAGTTTAAATAATCTTCTTTATTCAACAATAGATGGTAGATTATTTAAAATCGAAGGTCCATGTGTTTTACTTCATGTTTTATTCCGTTCTTTTTAATATAGATTTATGAAACAGAAGAAAGCAAAATTATACATTCCAATCCCCAAGGAGAAATTTCTTGGGGTAGAATACAAACAAGTTAGAGTTACTTTAGTAAATGCTAATAAGATCGAAGAATTAGAACCTATTCTTCCTTGTGAAGAAGCTCTTTCAATATATATGCAGATTCAAAAATTGTCTCTTCAAAAAGATAAGAATTATAAACCTAAGCCTATGGAATTATATATAAAAAGAAGTATCTTCAATGCTATTATTGATAGATATAATTTAACACAGAAAGACAGTTTAGCACTTGTGCTATCTTGGCCTGCTGTGCCGATATGTTTAATTTTACCAAAAGATTAGTTTTATGTTAGAAGAAGAACGAGTTGATAGTCGCAATATAATCAGTGACTACATCTTTTATAGTAAATATTCTCGTGTAAAAGAGGATGGTACTAAAGAATCTTGGGAGGAGTCTATTTCTAGAGTTATGCAAATGCATTGGTCTTTCTTTGAAAATAAGATTACAGAAGAAAAAAGAGAGGCTTTTTTGAAAGTATTCAATACTGCTTGGTCAGCATATGAAAACAGATTGATACTTGGTTCTCAAAGAGCTCTTCAATATGGAGGTGAACAACTTCTAAAAAATCATCTGAGATTATACAATTGCACGTCTTCCTATTTAAATAGGGTTGCTTTCTTTGAAGAGTGTATGGAGTCTTTGTTAAGTGGAGAAGGTACTGGTTATTCCGTTCAAAAGGTACACACAGAACAACTTCCGGTAATGAAAGGTGTAGACTCTTCTAAAAAAGTTGTGTTTGAAATACCTGATTCTATTGAAGGATGGGCACGATCAGTTGGTATGTTAATCGAACACTATTACTACAACCTTCCTGTCATTGAATTTGATTATTCACAGATAAGACCAGAAGGTTCGTTTATATCTGGTGGTTTTAAAGCACCAGGTCCAGAACCATTAAAAGTGTGTCACTCTAAAATCAAAACAATCTTAGATAAAGTAAACAATAGAAAGTTAAGACCTTTTGAGTTGCATTATATTACATGTATTATAGCTGATGCAGTAATTAGTGGTGGCATTAGAAGAAGTGCAATGATTGCTTTGTTTGATATCGATGATATTGAAATGCTCTCTTGTAAGACTGGGAATTGGTTTCAGATGTATCCTGAGTTATGTCGATGTAATAACTCTGCTGTGATTTTTGAAGACACTCCAAAGGAGGAATATTTGAAGATCATGAAATATGTTAAAGAATATGGTGAGCCAGGTATAATCTTCCTTTCTCATCCTGATCAAGTGCTTAATCCTTGTTGTTTCAGTGGAGACACTTTAGTTGCTGTAGCAGACGGGAGAAACGCTGTAAGTATAAAAGAGCTTTCAGAAGAAGATGAACCTTTTCCACTTTTTTATAAAAGCAAAAGTGGAAAAATAAAGATCACAAATGGTATTGCTTTTTCAAGAGGTTTCAAGAAAACAATAAAAGTAATTCTTTCTAACGGAAGTAGTTTTGAATGTACAGAAGATCACAACCTTTTAACTAAAGATGGAAGGTGGGTTGAAGCGAAAGATAGTCTAGGATTGACGTTGTCAAAATTCTTTACGACAAAAAGTGTCAAATACAGGACGATCAATAGTTTTTCAGATGGACACGCAAGACAATACAGAATGTTATGGGAATTTTTGAATGGACAAAAACCAGAGGGTTATGAAATCGATCATATCGATGATGATGGAGGAGATTTCATTGATAATCTTCAACTTTTATCAAGAGAAGATCATTTAAATAAGACTTCTGAGAGACGTAAAAGAATCAATAATCCTAATCAAATTGAAAAACTCACAGAAGAAGAAAGAGTAAGAAGGAAGTTGAACAGTTCTATCAATGGAACTCTTGAAAAAAATAATAATTTCAAGGGATTATCTAATAAGGATTTGATTGAGATAGGAAAGAAGGTGCTTTCTTCGGGTTTACTTTTGACTCGCAAGAATTGCATAGAATTAGATTCTCGTTTTCCTTTGAATTTTTCAAAGAATAGATTCGATGGTTCCTGGTCTAAATTTAAAAAGATCGTTTTAGGGATTGAAGAATATCAAGAGCATATAGATCATAGAGAGATTGTAGAAAAGTCAATCGAAGATAAATCTTATTTAAAAGACGATGTTAGTGTAATTGATATTATTTCATTAACAGAAGAAAAAGAAGTCTTTGATATATCGGTAGAAGCTCCAGAACATAATTTCATAATTATCACAAAAGGCGAAGAAGATTACTTATACAGTGAAGGAGTAGTTGTTCACAATTGCGAGGTATCGATGGTCCCTAAATATGAGAATGAAGATGGAAGTATTGAATATGGTTGGGGTTATTGTAATCTTTGTGAAATTAATGGTGCACGTATTAAAACAGAGGAAGAGTTTTATAAAGCGTGTGAAGCAGCAGCTATATTAGGCACATTTCAGGCAGCATATACAGATTTTCCTGTTTTGACAAATACTTCTAAGAAGATCGCTGAGAGAGATGCTTTGATTGGAGTTGGTATTACAGGAATGGCAGACAATCCTACGATATTATTTAACGAGACTATTCAGAGAAATGGTGCAGAGATAGTTAAGAAAACTAATCAATTAGTAGCGGATATCATTGGAATCAATCCAGCAGCTAGGACAACTGTCATAAAACCATCTGGCAATGCATCACAATTACTTGGTTGTGGATCTGGTATACATGCCTATCATTTCCGGAAATATATCAGGAATATACAAGCAAACAACAATGAACAAGCTTTTCAAGAGATTCAAAAGGTTCATCCAGAAATAATTTCTAAATCATTCTGGAATCCCAAGAATGAAAGTGTAATCTCTTTTCCTGTGGAACTAGATGAGAATACAATGGTACGAGTAGATTTCTCTACAATAGATTTCTTAAAAAGAATCTATTCCACTAAAATGAATTGGATAGAGAATGGTACAAATTGGGATCATCCTTCTACGAAAAAGAATCCTAAGATTCGTATGAATGTAAGTTGCACTGTCTCTGTTAAGGATGACGAATGGGAGAAAGTCGCTGATTGGATATGGGATCACAGGAAAGGATTCTGTGGTTTGAGTTTCTTACCAGAGAGCGGTGATTTAGATTATCCACAAGCACCATATACCTCTTATTTAAACGAAAAAGAGTTAGCTGAGACTTATGGTCAAGGTGCTATTCTTTCGTCTGGTCTGATTGTAGATGGATTACAAGTATTTGGAGATATATGGACTGCATGTAACGCAGCACAAGGACGTGCAGATAATCTCTTGGTGTTTTCAGATGAGTATCTCTTGGCATTTATCAAGAAACATCTTGAGAATGGTAAACTCCTAGTGAATATAGATGGTATTCATATAAGCGATGTAAACGCTATTTCTTCTTATTTACAGCATAAAGTCGATATGAGAAAAGATTGGGTAAGAAGATTTAAAAAATTTGCCATCAATTATTTCAATGGGAACGAACAGTTATGTGCTAACTGTTTGAAGCATGTGAATATTTTCCACACTTGGCAAAAAATTAAAAACAAAGAGTCAATCGAGTGGCAATCTGTTAGATGGGAACATGAGATTAGAGATGCAGGTAGTGATGTAGCTACTGCATGTATGGGTGGAAAATGTAGTATTTAAATAGGTTCATTATTAATCACTGATAGCTCTAATTTTAGATACAATGTTTGTATCTTTCTAAAATTAGAGCTATCTTTATATCAAAGAAATAAATGTTTAATATAGAAGATTTGAAAATAGGAGAGATACAATTTATGATCACAAAAATTCGAAACGATGGAAGAAGAGTTAAAGAGATTCGTATACCACAAGAATCAATGGGATCTTCCGATAAAGAAGAAAGATCCAAACATTCGAGGAGAGAAGATCGGGAAATTATTACTTGATGGAAAAGTTCTTGTAGAGGGTTCATTCCCGATCCTTCAAAAGAAAAAGAAAGATTATTGTAAGATGTATGGTATTTCGAAAGAAAGAGCTAAAAACAGATTCAAAATAACTTATTAAGATTATGGAAATTAAAAAGATTAAAAGCCTTTCGTTACGTGAGTTTATCGAAGACTATGTAAATAGTAACGAACAAGAAGCATTGGAAACAATTGAAGAAGCTCTCCAAGAGCTAGGAGAACATTCGATTACCGATATTAACGATATGAATCCTAAAGAATTGTTTCGGTCAATACGTAGTATAAGAATGCGTAAACTTCTTCTGAAGAAAGAAGAATTTCCTAAGATTTCTATTGAAGAAGAGAAAAGTCATATCCAGGATTTTATATTTAAAAATTAAAAATATGAAAACAATTATAGGTGTTAAGTTGAATGTAGAAGGGATGCATCATTATTTGAATGCAAGCGAGAAACATGGTCTGTCGGTGAAGTTCTTGGAGTTCCCTCATAGACATATGTTTCATATCGAAGTAAGAGTCTCTGTGAAACATGACAATAGAGATAAGGAGTTTATTCTATTAAAAAGAGAGGTGATCGAATATTTACACTCGAAATATTATCAAGAAGCTCTTAATGCGTTGGATTTCGGTAAGATGTCTTGTGAAATGATCGCTAAGGATTTGATGCACGCTTTTCACGCTGATAGCGTGAAAGTTAGTGAAGATGATGAAAATTATGCTTTAGTCTCTCTTGAAGATGGAGAATGTTATTGTGACGACGGTATTGAATATAAGAAAGAAGAAAAGTTGAAATTCCCTTCAAATATCAAGAATGTAACTTATGTATTTGGTAGGGTTTGTTCTGGTAAGACAACTTACGTTGACAATTTGATCAAACATCTGACTTCTCAAAAGCTCAATCAAAAAACCTTCATATTTGAGATTGGTGAAGTAGTAAGGATCTTGAAAAAGCAAGAAGAGAGGATCTTTCAAGGATCATTAGATCAAGCGATATTTAACTTTATCATTAAAAAATTGGAATCTAATCCAGGGATAGATACGGTATATATCGTGGGGATCAGACAGAAAAGTTTGTTTTTAGCTTTTGAAAAATTTTTTGGTCCATATATGGTCAATATCGATAGGATCCTTCTAAATCCAACGATAACAGAGAGAAGAGAACGTTTTGATAAACGAAATGCTGATAAAGATAAGTTATTGTCGTTTACACAAGTTGAACTTCAAGAAAGAAAACTTGGTTTAGATGAACTTATTTTATTTTTGATTGACAATTATGAAAATTTAAAAATAGTTTGATATGGAAGCATTTGTAACACCACCTCTTAATTACCTAGAATTGAGCGAATTAGGAGACAACAATTTCTACATCTTAGCACAATTGTATAAAAAATATCCAGAGTATCGTGAGTACACGAAAAAAGCAAAAGAACAAGGTAGATTCTTGATACTTGACAATGGAGCTGGTGATGAAGGTGAAATCATTCAAAAAGAGGAGTTATTCGAGTTAACACAGGAGATCCTTCCTAATGAAGTGATTCCAACAGATGAGTTGTATAACTCAAGTATAACAGTTTCAAACCTAGTTTGGTTCATCAATAAGATGAAAAAAACTAATATGGAAGGTGTAGGTATCTTTGCTTGTCCTCAAGCTCAGACAGTTTCAGAGTACAAATCATTGTTGTTTGCCATGTCTACGTTTAAAGAAGTTACAACAATTGGTTTATCGAAGAAGACGATACCTTATGTATATGGTATAAAGAAAAAGGATAGTGATATCGATATCGCACGTATTACAATGGTATATGAGTTACAAAAGTATCCTTTGATCTATAAAAAGAACTATCATTGCTTAGGTATGAGTGATTGTCGAGAGTTTCTCATGTATAAGGGATTCTCGAATATGAGATCAACTGATAGTTGTTATCCTATTTTAGCTGCAATCTATGATTTAGACCTTGAAAACGATCCATTCGTAAGATATCCTACTCCAAAGGATTACTTTGAGCTTAGTATGACAGATAAACAGATTGAACTTGCAAAGAAAAATATATCTTTTTTGAAAAAATGTTGTCATTAACTGTTGGTCCGACTAAATATTTAGTCGGACCTTTACAACACAAAAGAAAGAGATATAAAAGAGATGGGAATTGAAACTTACGAATGTATTAATGAAATAGAAGAGGAGTTAGTATAATGTATTTTGATTGTACAATAAATTATTGGGACGAAGACGAAGAAGATCCTCGTCCTGGTAAAATGAAGAATTATCATAGACATGTATTGATCGAAGCTGTCAATTATACAGAAGCTGAAGCTCTTGCTACAAAATGGGGCATAAATCTTACAACTAACAATATAGATATACTCCCTATAGATCTTTTGAAAATTGATGGTCTGTATTTGTTGAATGAAGAAACAAGGAAAGAGAAGTTTTTCTTTAAATGTGATTGCAATTATTTCGACGAAACATCAAATGGTAAGATAAAATCTTATAAGAGAAGTATATTAGTAGAGGCATATGATAATGGTCATGCTGGTGAAAGAGCTAAAAAAATTATGGATGATTGGTGTTTCAGGTTGGATAGTGTAGTACGTGTAGTCTCAAAGACATTGATAGAAGATTTGATTTTAAACAAATGACGATTAAATAAGAGGAATTATGGGAAGAGTAGCTAAAGGCGAAGCCAGTGGTTTCGATCTCATCAGGGATTGGATGAATAAGAGGGTTGGGGTTCATTTTGAGATCCCTGATCTTTACTATATGGAAGTTGGGTTGACTGAGGCGACAATCAGGAAATTAATAAGATGGTTGATGTGTGCTGGCTTCATCTCTAGAGAATCAAGGGGTTATTATAGGATTGAAAAACACATATCTACAAAGATAAATACTACTGAACTAGAAAAACTTGCCTATCCAAGAAGAAAATCTTGTAAAAAGTTGCTCCATTGAAATAAAGGTCGGACCTTTATGGTATAATTAAAGAAACAATATCATGGCAAAGTTGACAAATTGGAATATAAAAGAAGATTACGATCTTTGGTGGAAGAGCCAATGCACTCTTATAAAAAAGAGTAAATCTCTTCGTGGAAATAACCTTACGTATAAGTTGGAATTTTATCATTTTGGTAGTAAAGTGGACTTTTATTTAAACGACGAACTCTACACATCTACAGATGGAGAGTTGCTCTTGAATCCAGAAGTGTTTAGATTGAGTCACGATGAGTTCTTTTGGAGGAAGTTATTAAAATATAGTAAAAGGTCAAATTAAATTATACACATGGAACTACAATTGAAACGAGATAGACTTCAAGAGGTTAAAGAAGGGATCAAAGTTGGAGATCTTTTCTTTGACAAGAGAGGTGAAGAGATCATTCGAATCCAAGAAATTGAGGAAAAACAATATCGAAAAGACGATCCTTCTACAAAATATCTTTTAGTTTCATATAAGAGACTTGTTTCATTTGTAGAGAACAAATGGACTGATCCTTATCATTCTAGTTTGAAAGAGCTAAATAACTATTATTCATTAAACTCCCCTATTGCAAATTTAGATGATCTTTATAAAAGAGGTTTAGATGCTCAAATAAACGGTATCCAAGATTATGAGGTTTCAAGTTCTTTTGAAGCTAGTACTGAACTTGTAGCTATGAACTCAAAAGAAAATCTCTTGGCTATGAAAGATTCTATCGAAATCTTACAATCAAAGACCACACAATTACAAAAGATGCTTAATTTTCAATTGTGTGAAATGAAAGAGAAGTTTGATATCATGAGACGGAAACTTGACAATCAATTAAGTATCATGATAAAACAAGTAGAAAAGATCATGAGAGTCATATGTGTGATCGAACTTTATTTAGGGATCGAAGAAGAACTCTTTCAATTGCAAGCTGGTCAAACAGCAGATGAAAACGAACCTTTAACTTTGAGACAAAAAGTATTGTTTATGGACGAAGAGGTTGGTATTATTGATGATCAAGGTCTTGATTGGACTCAAATTGATCAATTTGATGAATGGCTTCTAAAAGATAAACATTATGAAATCTTAATACCAGAGAAGAAAGCAATCGTAGTATTCAAACCAAGACGAAAAAACAAAACCTATTATGACGCCGATAGACGTAAGGAAGAAATTGATATACGGAATAAAATGCCTTACTTCCTAATGAGGAATGGAGAGAATTTATATAGGGTTTATACTGATAAAATGACAGTACCAGAAAGACTCTTTCCTAGAAAGAAAGAATTTCAGGAGATTTTGGATAAAATGAAGATCGAAAATGATGAGGTAAATATCTTCGATAAAGAGAAAATACAAGATCTCACCTATTATTATCAAAGGATCGTTTTCTTTATCCAAGGTCTCTTAGATAGAACTGAAATCTTTTCACCAATGGTAGAAAAGATCAACCTCATGAATAATGTCGAACAATCTCAAGATACTCTTAGGCTTATATATGATGACGATCTATGTCTACCTTCTGATAGACTGTCGTTCAGTGAATGGAAGAAAGAGATTAACTCTTCTATTGTAGAGGGAAGTAGGATTTTTTATTGCCCAAGTGTCGAAGGTTGGAGACCTCTTAAAGAAAAGTTATATGAAGATAGATTCTTGAAGTCTTATTCTGAATACAGTCTTCCATCTTATCCGAGTGGAGGTGTATATGTTGTCAACAAAACATTTATCAATAATTCATATTGGAAAGAGGGTAAACGAATAGAAGTTGAGAGAGAGCAATTAGGAATCAGATATATTCCAGACGAGCCTAGATTTGATTGGAATGGCTGTCACGAAAGAAAGAATAGTTTATTTTTTAAATTCGATAGAAATGAACCGACGATTATCAATTATGATCAACTCAATCTTGATGATATTGAATTTTATCTCAATAGTAGGATTGATCGTCCTAATTATCTTGAATATCTTCCAATTTTGAAAATGTTGAAGAAATATTTACTAGAGGAGCAAGATCAAGAAGATGCTTTCTATCTTATGTTGGTTGGAAGGTGTCAAAAAGAAGGTTTAAAACCGAAAGAAGGCTTGTCTTATGAAAAGATAATAGGTGAACTCATTGATTGGTGGAAGTATAAGAACAAGTGGAAACGCCCAATTTCGAAAAATGACGAATTAGCTATGAAGATGATCGAAAAAAGGCTTTTTGCTAAGACTAACAGAAGTAAATGGTTTAAATCATGAAGAAACAAATATTCACAAAAGAAGAAATGATGGAAATAGTTGAGTGTTTAGAAACACTTGAAGCTATGTCAGGTGCATATGATAAAGAATTTACAAACGAATGTAAAAAGCTGGGAAATACGCAAAGAAAATAAGAAAATTCATTCAAAATCAATAGAATATGGAATATGAATTAAAGAAATTAGACTCACCACATCCTATAGGATGTTCTAATGATTGTGAGATTTATAAACTAGGATTTTGTAAATTTGGTTTAGTCAATAAAACCGAAGCAATAGAAACCTTAGGTCAAGATGTATTAGATCTGATCAATAAATGTCTTTATTGTGACGATGCGATTATCGTGAAAAAAGGAAAGAAAATAGATCCTAGATTTTGGACCAGTACTTGTACTGATTGTGTCGAACCTATTTATATCATAAAGTCATGATTGGGGAAGTTTTTGAGGTAAATGGTTGTTTCTATAAAGAAGTACAATCAAAATTCCATGGTTGTCGTGAATGTGTATTTGATGAAAAATGTGGTTCTATTCCTCTTTTTTGTAATTTAAGTACACACTTTGTTGAAATCAGCAGAGAAGAATATTTACTCTTTAAAAAGGATTCTTTTGCAGAGACAATGAAGAACTATCAATATATAGCAGCTATAGATCCTGCAAATAATAAAAAAGATTTTTCTGTAGAATGTCTTTGGGTAAAAAAGGGTGATAGTTGGGAACTAGATAGTATTAAGAAAGTTAATTGAAAGATGATAAGAATAATTATTAAAAGGACTGAAATTATAGTTCAAATTGAAGGTCATTCTGCATTTAGTTACGATCAATCATATTACTATGAGATCGACGAAAAATATAATCGATTTTTTATCATAGAACGAGACGATCAAATCAATAACGAAAGAAATATTGCTTTTAGTGCTCCTCTATCTTCAACAATTATTTTTAATCATGACAAACGAAGAAATTAAGAAAAAAAGAGATGAGATCTATAAGATCTTACTAAGTAAATGTGCATGTATCACATTAAACGATGAAGTGAATACAAAGAATTTCACTTCAATGGAAGCGACTAAAATTGTCAACTTCTTAGAATCTTCAAAAAGAGAAGAGATTATAATCTTTTATGTTGGTTTGAACCTCAATGAGACTTCTTATCAACGTTTGACACAAGAATGTGGAGTTGATAATCGTTTTCAAGCGATTGAAACAAAACATCATGTCTTGACCTTTAGGATCTTTAAAGAAGGTTGTCGTGTTATCTTTGCAAATTGCAATGATAATGACAATGACAAAGAGCCTTGTGTCATTGCAAAACTTGACGATCTTCCTTTATTATTTGAAGTTAGTGAAATTTAATTGTTTCAATCTCATTGATTTTGGTTTTTTTTGTCTATTTTTATCGCAAATATTGAGAAAGATGGAAACAAAGAACCCCTTAATCCCTAGTGTTTATGGACAAATCGGAGACGTTTATGTAGGTCCATCTCGAACTCCTCCTGCTGTCGACAACAGTAAAGAAGAACCTTATTTACATGTTGTTCCAACAGGTCCGGTTTGGATCACAATGGACGATCCTATTGTAAGTGTCGAAGTTCGATCCAATGTAGATTGGAAAGTAGAATAATTAATTTAAAATTATAAATCATGGCAAAACCAAATTGGCTGACTATTGACCCAACATCTGGTTCAGGTAATGGAACAGTAGATTTTAGTACAGCATCTCCGCACACAGGACGTACGGCAAGAACTGGAGTGGCAACGTTTAAAGCAGCAGGAGTAGATGATATTCCAAAGACTGTAAATCAAGCTGGTAAACCAGAGTTTATACAGATGCAATCATCTGCATCTGCAGGTAAGACTGGTGGTAATGTGACAATCACAGGAACAAGTAACTCTTCAAAATTGAATTTTACTCTTGGTACTGGTACTCTTGTGATAACACTTCCTGCGAAATATACCGCTAACTCTGTACAAACAGATAACAATGTAGCAATCGCTGGAGATCCAGGTGCTAATGCACAATTCAGTTTTTCTATTACGATCAGTGTACCAGCGAATACTACTGTAACTTCGTTATCTAAACAGATTATTTGTACTGCTGCTGGTGGTCAAAAAGCTACTTGTACATTAACACAATCTGCTGGTGATCCTACATTACAAGTAACTCCTGAGACAATCGAGTTAGGTTGGGAAGGAACTGCTGTTTCTGCACAAGTTATTTCTAACACGGATTGGACAGTCGAATAAAAAGAAAGGAGATTGATAATGGCTACGAAGACAATTGCTTGGGGAGATTCGATAGGTGGAAACATTTCGTTGACTTATACAGGAACTGGAAATGGTACGATAAGTGCTTCTTCTACGACTAAAAATACTGGAACAGCAGTTCGGACGAAAACTCTAACAGTAAAGACGACGAAAGGCTCTCCTCAAAAAAGTATAAAGTTGACGATTAGACAAGCCTTTGGTAAATTTAGACTTACCATCCATGTGAATGCGTAGCTTTGTATTTTTGATGTTGGGAAAAGTCCAGAAAAATTAATTTCTGGACTTTTTCTTTGTAAAAAAGTTGCTCAGACGAAAATAAGGTCTGATCTTTACAACATCAAAAGAAAGAAACAATAATTGATAAAATAAACAGCGATATGAAAGTCTACAGAGAAGTGATAATCAGAGGTAATGAGATCTATTGGATTGGTTCACAAATGTTCAGTACAAAAGAAGGTGTATTAGAAGCTCTCAACCAAAGAGCTGAGAAAATGATTGAATATTCCAATGGAAAGATTGAAGATTTCAATCGTTATCCATGGCAATCGTATTGCATAAAAGAAGGTGGATTCAATAATTATTTAACAGTAGAATGTAAGAAAGTGGTGATAAATGGTAGAAACGACAGTTCAATTGTTGGATTTGTGACATACGAAGTAAAATAATTAATTAATAGGGTGCGAAAACACCCTATATAAAAATAAGATATTATGGAAACAAAGATGATTAAAGAGGATAGAAAGATCGAAGTATTTGTCGAAAGAGAAGATACAGGGTCTAACAGAGATTTGAAACTAAGTCTAAAAATAGGGAACAATACGACTTCATTTCCTTGTCTGACAGAAGGAGAATTGAGAAAGTTAAGAGAATCCCTAGATTGGTATTTCGACAATAAGAAAGTCATGACTATAGGAAAGTTAAGAGAATCATATGATTTAACATTCGCATATTATAAAATTGTACGATTCTCAGAATTCGATATTTATGGTGATTTTAATGTTTATATCTCACCAGATGCAATTTTCAAACACGAACGAAAAGCAGGTAATACTGATAAAATAGTGTCTGGTAAAGTGACACTAAAGAATAGCAATGATTTAGTAGATGATTTTTATTTTTATTGCGAAACACTTATTCAAATCCTTGATACACAAGAAGTTGAAGAGATCCTTGGTAAAAAGGATCAATAACCTGATCTTTAGATAAAACAATAAATAATATTATGGAAGTGATAGTTAAAAAGAAGAAAGATCTAGTCGTAGATAGACCAAAGTCAAAATCCGTTGGAGCTAAAGGACCTTCGTTTTTCTTTCAACGGATCGAAGAAACAAAGACAACGATTGATCAACAAAAGAAACTGATCGTTGGTAACGAGATTTGGTATTAAATTCCATAGATCCCTTTTATATATTATAATATATAAAAGGGATTGAAAACAAAAGAGGATTAATTTATGCATCAATGCGACTATTGTATTTGGTACAATCGAGAAAAGTGTGATTGTCCTTCTCAGATGAAAGCAAGAGCTTGTAAAAGAGCATTAAAAGACAAAGATTCTTTTGAGAAGAGTAAACAATCTCAAAACGATAAATAAGGTTTAGAAAGGTTCATAGAATGTAGTAAGATCGAAATGTGAACTTCTTCAAGATCAAAAAGAAAAGATTTAATAACATTTAAAAACATAGAATTATGGCAAGACTAGAAGACGAAAACAAACAACCCTACACAAAGAAGGATTTAAAAGATCCAATTGAAAAGAGTAATCACAATTGTAAGGGTTGTGAATATGAGAATAAGTGTCCATATAGAGATAGGTCAGACTGTTTTCAATTTAATTCGTAGAAAATCCTATGATCTGTTGCTCCATTGAAATAAAGGTCGGACCTTTAGGTCATAATTAAAAGAGCTAATAAAATGACAACAAGAAGATTACCATACGACGCAAAGAGAGTTATGAATGCTTTGGCAGGTGTAAATTCAAAATATAATAGACCGAGCAAAGTAACTGTAGAGGCAACAGAAAAAGGAAATTGGTATGTATATTACAACAATCAATATATTGGTCTGACGTTAAAAGGATCTATGTTGTCAGAAGAGACTATCAGAGAGTTGAATTGGGAGTATCACGAAAATTAATCTTTAAAAGGATCAAATAAGACTTTTGTAGCAAATACGAAACAAAGAGTAGCAAATTATTAAAAATAAGAGGAGGATTAAAATCATGAGTATAGAAATGGGATTTGTGATCGTAGTAAGTCTTTCAGTGCTTTGGATGGCAATAGGTCTAATCTTTCTCGACAAGAAAGAAATCAAACCAGAACAAACAGAATATGATGATGTGCTTTTGGCAATGACATTTGGTCCTTTAATTCTTCTAACCAAGAAGAAAGAAGAAAAGTGAAAATAGGCACATAATAAGTAAGAGGAGGGTTGTGAATCATGTCATAACCCTCCTATCTTTACACAAGAAACAAAGAAGAGAAATTATGGAAAAAGAGAAATTAGTAGACTCACTAGAGACTTGTATGGAGAGAATCCAACGAAAAAAAAGCGATTTTAAAAAGGGTGTAAGAAAGAAATACAACATGACTCTCAAGGATTTAAGTAATAAAGAGATAGATGAGATCATGAAAGAAGCACCTGATGCAGTACTTCAAATGTCTCAAGAAGTACAAGACAAATACCTATTAAGTGAAGCAGCCAGGAGAAGACTTGATGAGTGCCCAGATCGTTGGTTTACGTTTGAATCTGCTGATGGAGAAGTGAAAACGATTGATTTAAAGCAGATTAACATTCAAGGAATGATCAAGGTGAGAGGTGGTAGTGATGAGGATGTAAGAGATGCTCATGAGATAAAAAAAGAACTATTCGCACCATTGATCCGTGAATATGCCTACAAAAAGAGAGCTTATATAGATGCATATAAACGTGAAAAAGATGTGACCTTACCTCCAGACCATTGGAATCAAGTGGTACAATTGTTTGGTGAAATGAATGGTATTGAGGATGTTAGAAAGATAATGCAAGAGAGGAACAATGTATTCCTAAGCCAAAAAGACCTCCTGAGATTCTTTGCCAAAAACAAGGCAGAGATAGATGCTAGACGTGCTACTTTCTTAGCATCAAGTGACCAATATAAGATCGCAAGTGAAGCAGGTAGATTGCAGATACTCAATGAGATCTTAGTAGACCTCCATATAAAGTACCAATATTATATGGAACAAAAGAAAGAGCAAAAAGCTATGATCTTCTCAAGAGAGATCCGGAATATATTGGAACAAGCAAGAAAAGAAGTCAAAGGTAACGAACTGAAACTCACGGTAGATGGTAAGATCGACATCACTGCTACTTTACATGGACAAGAGAATATTGATAGAATGATGAGGACCTTACCTATCAACTCTATCGTAGTAGGTATAGTCGCAGCTAAGAGTAATATCGATCCTGCAATATTGATCGCACAACTTGCATCATCTTATTACAAGGACTTTAATGGGTTCAATAAGAATGTGTTAGGTAGAGAGAAGATCATGTTACCAGGTGATGCAATCAGGGCTTGTAACGATTGGACTTCATTGGCTAAGTTGAATCAAAAGTTCCTAGAAGAAATGAGAGAAATGCCTGTAGAAGAAGCTACTTTCACGGAAATCAAGAAAAAAGAGACTGTAAAAGAACGACTTGAGAGATTACGAAAGATCGCTGAAGATTGTTCTAAATAAAATACGTATTTTCCATAATGTTATTTGTTTATTTGAAAGGGTCCTGTCTGAGAAGATCGGATCCTTTATTTTACTGATAACTTGTTGGAAACAAACAAAATAGGTCTTATCTTTAGACCAAAGAAATAAATAAAAATTATGGAATTAGAAACAAAAGTTACAGTATCAGGTCTTAATGAAGACCAAATTAGAGAGTTTGAAGATTTCCTTGATACGATCCTAGTTGATTACGATACATTCGAATCAGGTGGTAAAGTAGTAATTAAAGATCCTAATATAATCAGGATCTCAGAGATAAAAGTATTCACAAGACGATTTAAATAACTAGTTATTAACAATTTAAAGTTTAATTTTATGGCAACAACTGTTGTATCGAAAGTGGCGAGATTCACTTTTACGACTAAAGAACAGCTCACAAACCTAATGGATTACTGCACGACTAACAATCGTGCATTCACTGCAAACATTGAAATCCCAGTCTTGACTGATGAAGAGGCAAATGAGTTGTATAAAGTACTTGTATTACCTGAGGTAATCAAGAATAGTGATAGATTAGAAGAGCTATTGACTGAAAAAGAGTCACTTGAAACCAACTTAAAATCAGGTATTTCAACGATGTCAACAAGAACTCTTGAAGAAGTCAATGAAGAGATTAAGAAAATCGAAAACACTGATTATGCTCAATTTTCCAAACTAATAGCCCTTGTACCAGATACGATCTTACCTGATACTCCAGCTTGGAAAAATAATGATGCTAGTGTCATGATGATGAGGACTATGGCAGTTTCAGAAGAAGAGACTTCAAACACTAATGAGACTACAAATGAAGAGCTTTCTGATCCTATTATCAAAGGACAAAATACTGTATGGGCTGAAGAAGAGTTGGAAAAATACAAAGCTGCATTCAAAAAACTTGATCCAAACTTTGAGTTACAGATAGTTAGACATGATGATACTGGTGAGATCTGTTTTCATCTTTGGTGGCCAAAAAGAGAAATGGTACAAGAATGCACTTCTACTAAGCTGTTAGATATGGCATTTGAGAATGCTAAAAATGGATGGGATGATCCTATCAAAGTAGCAGAAGCTATGAAGCAATAAATGAAACTTGGTCATCAGGTGTTTTTCCTTATATGTAAAAACAGCCTAATCGCTTGATAATGAGATAGCATTTGATGACCAAGAAAAATTCGAAATCCGTAGATTTTTAAGCGAAAAACAAATGAGAGAATTAGAAATGATCGTTATCCATTGTTCAGCGACAATGAAAAGTACGGATTATACCGTTGAAAGATTGAAAAGAGATCATTTAGCAAGAGGTTTCAACGATATTGGATATCACTTCTACATTACTAAAGATGGTAAAGTACACGAATGCAGGCCTCTTGAAAAGATCGGAGCTCATGCAAAAGGTTACAATGCGAAATCTATAGGTATTTGTTACGAAGGTGGTCTTGATGAAAGTGGAAAAGCATGTGATACACGTACAGAAGCTCAAAAGAGTGCTATTAAAGAGCTTGTTGGAGAGCTTACTGGTAAATACCCTTCTATTTTTCAAGTATGTGGTCACAGGGATTTAAGTCCTGATGCAAATGGCAATGGTATCATTGAACCATTTGAATGGATTAAAAGTTGTCCATGTTATGACGTAAGAAAAGACTTCCCTAATTTCATGCAAGAAATTGTGATCAAACCTAGTAAAGAAGATTGATTTATATCGAAAGTCTCACCGTTTTGAAATTATTTTCATTTGGTGAGACTTTTTCTTTGTAAAAAGTTGCTCAGACGAAATATTGTTCAGACCTTTACATCATCAGAAAAAGAAACAGTAATAATTAAAACACATAAAGTCATGATTGCAAAAGGTACAGAACAATATAAAGCAGCTTCTAAGTTAGCTAATGAGATCAAGAATCTATCCAATACAGATAGAGTTTACAATCATTCGTATTATGAGATCGCATTCAATGATTTAGGTTCTTTCTTGGAAAAGATCAAGAAAACAGAAGGATTCGCTTCTAAAGTAGCGACTACTATTGATAGTTCTATGAATCCTTACAATCGTTTGGTAGCGATCATATCTGATAAACAAGCATGGATCTTAGCTTGTTGTGCGATCGAAAACAATATCAACTTATAAATTCGTGAATCATGAAGAAAGAACGTATCATTAAGAGATTTGAAAGAAACGGGTGTAAAATCGTTTATACGAAGTTAACTAACAAAATCCTAGTTTCTCACAAGGAATTCATCAAAGTATTCCCTAGCTTAAACAAAGCGTATCAAACAATATTCAACAAACCTAAAGAAGTATTGGTATGAAGACAAAACAACAATTAATCGAAGACTTCCAGGTCTTAGTCGAAAAGAGGAATAACTTATTTAAAGAAGTGAAGGATTTGGAATGTTTAGGAGAATACAAACAGGTCATCGATCAAGAGATGGAACTTATCGATATCGAAAAATATCTCAAGATCTTCAAGAAAGAAAAGAAGGCTTATGTAGGAGAGTGTTGTGTATCTACAGACATTTTATAAAATAATTATTATGGTAGACATAAAAGCAGATACATGGACTAAATCGTCATTTTATTACGATGAGCCTAGTGATACATGTGATAGGAGTTTCCTGATTTCAAGTGTTAGTAGAGAGTTTCCTTTTCAAAAGACAGAAAGAAGAAACTGGTTCGAAATCAAGAAATCTAAATCAAGAGATCTTCACTTTCAAAAGTCTCTTCAAAAAAGAAGAAAGAAAAACAAAACAAAAAAGACTCATAGATCAAAATAAAGTAGCTATATTTGCAACGTGATAATCATATTCGAGAGTAGAAATCCTTTTGTTTGTGAAAACAAGAGATTTTGTTTAGGGTTTATTAGTACTTAGTTTTGTGTAGTAAGGGTAAATGATACGTTCAATGATTACGTAAGTTTATTTTATTATTGTTTCTTGGGAAGAGGTTGTTGTGAAACAATTTCTTCCTTATCTTTATAACATGTTAAATATAAATCATTTAATTATGAACATATCAGAGAAATTTTATGGTCACAAAGAGATTTTCGACAATTACTTCCTATCGAAAGACAAAGATCCATATCACAATGGTACATGGATACCAGCAGCAAAAGTCACTTTTGACGAAAGAAACAATTCAAAAAGGGTTGAAATAGGTGATGGTACGATCAATTTGTCGTATTTAATGACTTACTATCTATTGAGTGATTCCCAAACTAATTACTCCAATTGTTTACATGCTCTATATAGGCTTGTACATAATGCAGATATCGCTTGTAGGATGAAGTGGAATATCGTGAATATTTTTGAACCAGGCTTTTTTGTGAGAGACGATATCTCTTCTAGTGATATTGATAGTTGGAATACATTGAAGATCCATAGTGGATGGAGTTCTTCTATTGAAGGTATAGACGAAGATCCTTGTTTCAGTGTTTTTATCAGTCAAGATCAAGTTTGGAACCTTATACCTCCTATTGTTTTCTCTAAGAAAACTGTCTTGAAAGATTCGATGTTCTTAATAAATGTCTTATATTTTATAATTGAGAACAATCACACGATTTACAATCCTTATTATAGCCAACTTCATCACATTTGGACATATGTACCTACTTTCAACGAAGATAAATTGAAACCTTGGGATCGTGTAGAAGACCGTAACAAGCATTTCAAGAACACTATTAAAGTGAAGAGAGGTGCTAATAATTGGTATTTTGCTTATGGATTTAGAAAGGTCTATGAAAAGATTTCAGGTAACAAACTTCCTAAATTCAAGAACTTCTTGTATTCATTGATTTATTATCCTTTGATCTTCCTAGCTGATAAGGTTTACTATCCTTTGTTTGGTAAATGGGTCAAAGTCAAAGAGACTTCTTATTATAATCTTGCTATGGCAAGTGGTGTTTGGTACAATAAGAAGTTTTGGGAAAGAGTGGTTAAAAAATTCAATAAAGATGGTTCTCATTGGGAAATAGTGCCTTTGATGGTTTATCAAGACAAAGAAAGGATAAAAGATATCGACCTTATCAATCTTAGGCTTAGGCTTGAGGATTATCCAGAACCAAAGAAAGAAGGTGACGTGAACTCTCCTATTGACTATATGATCCAATATAAGTTGTTTGAATACGTCAACAACCAATTGTCTTAAAATAGATTCTACCAGCAAGTGTTTTTGAATCACTTGCTGGTTTTTGTTTGTTTAGAAATGTAACCAGCAATCTTCTATACTATCCTTATCTTCTCATCAGAAGAAAAATAATTACATTAAAAACGAAAATAAACACACAAACCGTTGCTCTGATCAAATAAAGGTCTGATCTTTATGACATAATCAAAAGAAATAATAATATGGATGAAGATTTAAAAAGAGCGATAAATGACTTCTTCTCTTTTGAAGAGAAAGAATTTTATGAGAATGAAAATGGTGTTAATATCAATTCAATGATATACCAATTTAATGAGTATAATGACGATGGATATATCATATTTACTAAACAAGATCAAAAGATCTTAGAAGAATGGGTCAAAGAAAATGGTTGGGATTTAAAATAATAAACATAAGAATATGAATGCAATTGAAAAAATGCTCATCAATATTGATGAAGTAGTACAAGAGACTAACAAATCACTTCAAGTGATTGCGTTAATTGGTGATAACGAAAGAGCCTCTTCCTATTTAGCTGGAGATCCTAAGTCACAGATAGATATGTTGACTTCTTTAATGATTAAGAATCCAGAACTTATGGCTATAGTTGAGGATTCATTGAGATATGCTAACGAAGCGTTGAGTGAATCTCCTGATTTATTCCCTTCTGAAGAAGAAGTCGCTAACAATATCATTGACGGTTATTTATTCTTGAAAAATCATAAAAATAAAACAGATCATGGAAAATAAAACAAAAGGTCAATTAGAGAGGATGCAGCAGTATGACAACCTATGCAAAGAGACAGGTTACGAACCTCTAAGAGGGAATCCTTATGCAAAAAAATAGTCCAATAGTCGAATTTGAAAAAGCTCATGATTATTATGAGCAACAAAGAAAGGAGCTGAGAAATGAAAGAATTTAATTTGGAGCTTGTAAGACAAGGAAAAAGGGTAACAACACGAAGTGGTCATGAAGTTCGTATTATATGTACAGATTTTAAAAGTAAAGGGAACACTCCTATTTTGGCATTGTTAAAAGACAATAAAAAAGAAGAAGAGATTATTCATTTTTATACATTAAAAGGGAAAGTGTTTGATAACAAAGAAAGTGCACTCGATCTTTTTATGGATGAAGATGGTGAATGGGTAAACATCTATCAAGAAAATGGAAAGTATTTTATAAGTGAATCATCTTATCCTACTAAAGGAGAAGCAATCAATCATAGAACTTCTTTAAGGAATTGTATAGCAACTATTAATTTAAAAGAATTCAAAAATGAGTGACAATAATTTCGATATTTCGATCTTAAAGAAAGAATCAGGTTACTATCAAGTAAGTGTGACGTATTGGCATTTTGGTAGAGCTAGAGAAAATGAAATCAGGAGGATGACAAGTTCGACTACGTATCGTTGGTCTACTTCTTGTGTAGAATTGATCAATTGGTTCCAAACAAGAAAGACTAAAGTCTTTTACTCTCAATTGAGAGTACTTTGTAAGAATTATGGAAAGAAAGAAACACAAAAATTTTAAGGTTATGGAAATGGATAAATATATTTTATATCAAGCAGAATATAACAAGAAAAAGAAGAGTGTAGCTCTCAGTGTAATTTTAGGTATCCTTTTTGGTATATTAGGGTTATTGTATACGAGTGGAAGTACTTTTTTTGTTATGTTGGTATGTTATCTTGGATATATTATTGCATCACTTGCACTCTTAGGACCAGTTCAATTCATGATTGTCCTTCCATTTGCGACTATTTTCTTTTATATCGTATCGATTTACCTTTGTTATTCTACGGCTAACCACCATAACAAAGAGTTGATTGAGACATTGAAAAAGAAATATCTTGGGATAGAACAAGAAGAGTCTACCGAATCAAAACAAGGGATCGATCCTACGACTACACAAGAAAAACAAAAAACCGATCCTACCATTATTTTTTGTATATTTTTGGTCGTAGCAGCGTTATTATGGTTTTGTGGGTTGTTTTAATAAAAGGATTTAGTATCTTTCCACTGTCAACAACTGCTTAAAAGGCGCAATCAGGATAAGGTCTGGTAATTGTTTTATAGACATTTTAATTTGAAGGAGAGGGATCGTGAGATTCTTCTCCTTTTTTGTTGCTGATAATCACATGTTTATAACATTTTAAAGTAGAATATTATAAATAATAATCATTCTTCTCACTCCTATTTAATATAGGAATAAAGTAAATATAGATTATATGTAATATGATATAGGGAAAGAATTGCGAAAATCGTGGAAATCAATTAGTTAAGAGAAAATGATATTGTTAAGTGCCTATTGAACGTAAAAACGTTGCAAGTGAAATGAAAAGATTGTACTTTTACAACATCTAACAAAAGCATGGGAATGTAAGTAGTTTTAGATAGAGTTTCTAGTTCTTTTAATTAGCTCTTTTAAGAAAAGAAACTTTTTGCTTCATTTTATTTTTATTTTAGAGAGTTTTTAGTTAAACTAAGGAAATAAGGCCTCAAGAGTGAGGCCTTTTCTTTTGTGTATCAGTTAATTGATGTAAAGTTTGTAGATTGAAAAATTCTTCGTTATTTTACGCAAAATAAAAATAGAATGGAAGTAAAAAGATTTAATAGAAAAGAAGAAATGAGAGAAAGACTCCTAGAGATTCTCTTCACTTTCACAGGTACAAAGAAACAAGGTTTCAAGTATTATTCATCATTAACAGATCTTGTCAATATAATCCATGCCTATACAAAGATAGGTACTGTTCACGTAATAAGAGATTTCATTAAAGAATTCTTAAAAGAAGGTATCCTTGAATATAAGGATGAACACTTTGAGATAAAAGAATGGCAAGATTGCAATCCTTTCACGATCAAGAGATTACCTGATTACCTTCTATTGACGCATAAGTTAGAAGACAAATCATTACGGGTTAATTACTATGATTATAGAGTGATGCTTTATATTGATTTTCACTTTCGTCATAAAATCTGTCCTTTATTTGAAGAATGCAAAAAGGAAGCTGGTGTAAGAGGTAGTTCATTATGGGCCAGTGAGATAGAATATTCATCATGTGCTAGTATCGCTAAAAATACTGGTTTATCGTTGTGTATGGTAAGACATATCCTTCATAAATTGAGATTTTATTTCGGTGATCGTTTCTATTATAAACCAGATGAAATAGAGAGAATGAAGAGAGAACATCATTGGTCAAGGACTAATACGATTAATTTACCTCCTAGAAGAGAATGGAAAAAGATCTTTGAAGATAAAGTGAAAAGTATTTGTGGTGATGATATCATGCTTAATCTACCTAAATTCGTATATCACGAACAATGGGTTCCTTATAGTGAGCTTCACAAGAGAGAGTTAAAGAATAACACTCCTAAATATCTGCAAACAAGGTTTATCACTTTCTTGAAGATGAAAGATCATAACGACTCTCAAATCAAGAAGATGGAAGAAGGTGTTGAGAAGTGGAAAAACCAGAAAGAGTCTTGGGAATCATATAAACTCACGATAATAAATGAGCTCGAGAATATGAGGTTAGATGGGATAATCTGTGAGATGGTTGAGAATAGGATCATTACAAAGTTACATTCCATACGTGACATATCAAAGATGGATAAATTGTTAGATTTGGTTGTAAAGCATTGTGACGATATGAATAGGTTGATTCCAGCATTGATAAGTTTCAATTAGCTTATAACATTAACAAACACACTTATTTTGAAAAATGGAGGAGTTTAGTATAAAGAAAGATCTTGAAAAGAATTTCAATGATTACAGGAACTTCTTAATAAACTACTTGAAGAAACGATATTATCAAGACCTAAGTGACGAAGATATAGACGATATTGTTTCAAACACTTTTGTAAAAGCGTTGAGATTCGAAGATAAATATGTATACGAAGGATCTGGTGGTTTAAGGAGTTGGTTGGTTACTATTGCTAAAAATAGCGCTTTAAACCTCTTGCTCTCTTCTAAGAAGAGAGACACCTATAGTCAAGAGGAAGAAGGTGTAATGAATGAGTTAAATGAATTGTATTCAAATCAACAAAACGAAGTAAACGAAGAATACGATACAATCGTTCGAATACTTGATACATTCAATCCTAGGGATAGAAAGATCATATTAGGATATGCTAATGGTTATACTTACGAAGAGCTTTCTAAGATTTTTGAAGTACCTTTAGGTACTATTAAAAGTAAGATACATCATGTAAGAAAACGTTTTAAAAATTTAAATATGATATAATTATGGACTTTGTTAAAGCTGGTAAAGTTGTAAAGTTTATTGATGAGAATGGAGAGAAAAACGCTGGTACTGTTGTTGAGATCGTAAAACAACAAGGGATAAAGAAAGCGGTGATCAATACAATTGAAGGGAAGACTATTGTCAAGAACCTCAAAGACCTCTATTTAGTCAAAAACGAAGTAAGAGGAAAGAGATCAATCAGTGTCTTAAAAGAAGTAGCTGAAGAATTAGGTAAAGAAGTGATAGAGACTAAACTTCCTAAAAAAGATAGTTATCTTGTTGTTGGTGACAAAGTATTGAAACCGTTAAAATCAAATGAAGGTGAATCAGAAAATATCGTTGACAAAGATGAGGTGATTAAAGACCTTGAGTTTAAGGTCTTATCCTTAGAACAACAACTTTCTTCTTCAAAAGAGCAAATCAATGATCTTGAGAAAATGAAGGTTTCTATAATTCATCTAGCTAAAGCGTTAAAGGTCAGAACAACAGAATCAGGAGAATCAAAGACGATCAACGAACTATTGACTTGTATTTTGGAGTTAAATAATCTTGGAGAATTGGTTGTTGATTGAAAAAAGACCACGATCTTTATGACAGTAAAATTTGATAATTAAAAATCATTAGAATTATGAATGGTACGATAAGAGAGTTTACCAAAAAAGAATTCGATGTTTTTGTAGTTAAGAATGGTTATGAAACCTTCACTGCAGATCAAGTCTTGAAATTCAATCAAGAAGTCGTTAATAATCGAGAATCAATGGATGAATTTTCAAAATCATGCGCTGCCGCTGATTTTGTTTCTTTGAATCGTGCGATTGTTGTTGACGATGATTTAGTTAAATCAGTAGTTTATTATCGTGAATGTCAAATTGAACCCTTAGAAAAAGAAGAGTTTGGTTCAATTATGAAATCGAAACAAATCGTGTTTGCTGATACGGCATTAAACCGTTTTAAAGGTATCGTTGGATTGCCAGTCGATAATGATGTAATCGAAAAAGCACGTAAAGCTGAACCTATTGGTACAGAAAAGACTTATGGTGGAAAACTTTATATCAAGACCGAGAAGGGCTGGAGATTAAAACCTAAAGGACCTTCTACAAAGAAAAATGAAAGTAAGAAAGAAGCCCCTTTATTACGTCAAGTAACAGCGGCTCAATACAAAGATCGTAAAGATGAGATCATTGGAGAGATCAGTAAAGAACGTTTAAACCTCATGAATAAATATGGTGATAATTGGCAAGACGATGCATCACCAAAAGATCTTGAAAGATTAAGTAGTTTAGTTAGTTGTGTAAATAAATTGGGCGAGAATTTCAATCAGTTTGGTGATAAGTCAAAGAATTCTAGTGAACACCAAATGACAGAGGCTCAAATGAGAGCTTATGCTACAGTTCGTGATCCTAAAGCGAAGGAGATTGCAAAAGAGCCTTCTAAAGAAAAAGAGATAGGAAAGGTGGTTAAAGAACACCTAGGAAACAAAAGTAAATATTTTGAAATCCATGAGCGTAATGATGGAAAAGTCTTAGTTAGACCTAATTTAAATATAGACGAATCTTTAGACGAAACTAAATGGTTTAGAGGAGGAATGGCGCAATTTGTTCAAGATATGAGAAAGAAAGGTTTTAAAGCTACTCCTAATTATTCTACCGATATTGTAACTATTTATGAGAAGCCTAAAAAACAAGATAATAGTACATCTGAAGAAAGAGCTGTTAAATTGAATGATTTAAAGGCTAAACTAAAGGAGGCTAAAAAAATGCTTGAAAACGTTACAAACAATCCAACATTATCTCTTGGAGAGGCTTCGAGAAAAGGAGCGATAAGTCTTAACAAGAGAAGAGTTACTTCTTTGGAGAACCAAATTGCAAAATTAGAAGAAAAGAAATAAGGTTCACATAAATTAATTCGTAGGATATAATTTTAGAGATTGTTTAGTATATTCAAACACGATTCGGTTACTAAACAAAAGTTCGAAAATATGTACGATAACTTTTATAATAGAGTGAAAAATTACGTGATGAGCTTCTATGTTCCAATAGTAGTCGCAATTCCGATAACACCTTTTGTAGGTTGGTTTGAGAAGTATGTGTTTGGTGATTGGGAATTTTTAAAATTCTTAGTTGTCTTGATGATTGTTGACACTCTAATGGGATTTCTACACCATATCAAGAAAAAAGATTTCAGCGTTGAAGGATTTGAAAAGATCTTAATTAAAGTCATTTGTTATGGATGTGCTTTAATCGTTGCTCATAACTTGAGTAGTTATAAGATACTTGGAGCTTCTATTGGTGGTTTTGAATGGTTTAGAGTTACAATTTGCACAGCTTTGATAGTAAGAGAAGCCTTATCCATACTAAACAATATTCAAAAAGTTTATCCTAATGTATTACCACCGAGGATTCGTAAATATTTAAAGTATTACGACGAGACGGGTGAAATTAAAAAGAATTTGTAAAACAAAATAATTGGGAAGTCTATGGAAATGACAAGACAAGAGTTTGATAAACTCGCAAAACAAAATAATTGGGAAGTCTATGGAAATGACAAGACAAGAGTTTGATAAACTCGCAAAACAAAATAATTGGGAA